CACGTGTACAGCGTGATGAAGCAGAGCTAAGCAAGCTGCTAAAAGAAGCAGGTATCCCAGATGGGCAAGAAACTTCAGAAGAAGCTACAGAAGAGGAATCCAGTAGCGCAGAGCCTGTCGAGCAACCAGTTCAGGCAGAGGGTGATACCAAACAAAAAGAAGAACCCAAATCAGAAGCACAAGAAGAAGATTTAAGTGCGGAAGAGAAAACGTTTAAGCAGCGATACAGTGATATTCGCCGTCACATGGATGATAAGCAAAAAGAGTTCTCAACTAAGATTGAGAAGCTAGAGGCGCAGCTAGACGCAGCAACCAAGAATGAGCTTGTACTACCTAAGTCTACAGAAGAAGTAGATGCGTGGGCTAAGAAGTACCCTGACGTTGCAGGTATCATTGAAACCATTGCTGATAAGAAAGCTAATGAACGTGCCACTGATCTAGAGACACGTATGCAAGAGCTAGAAGAGCTACGTGTAACTGCACGTCGAGAGAAAGCAGAAGCTGAACTCGCAGGTATTCACCCTGACTTTGTTGACATTCGTGAAGATGATGTTTTTCATACATGGGCAGGTGATCAGCCTAAGTGGGTACAGGATGCTCTATACGAGAATGCAGAAGACGCTAAGTCTGTGGCACGTGTGATTGACCTTTACAAAGCTGATAAGGGTATCACTACCAAAAAGAAAAGCGGCACTGACAAGGCTGCTGCAGCGTCTGTGAAGACAAAGGGCAAAGCTACACCAGAGGCAGATGATTCGTCTAAGTACATTCGTGAATCTCAAGTAGCTAAGATGTCTATTAAGGAATACGAGAAGCGCATGGATGAGATAATGGAAGCTCAGCGCACAGGAAATTTTATTTACGATATGTCAAAGAAATGATTGACATTTCTCTTATCGTATGTAAAACTATAGCATATGCACATTTAAAGTGTGTATGCTTTAACAAGCACTAACCACGTTAAAAGAACTACCTCTAAGTATAGGCCCGGCGTTAGAAGGACGGCCATCCTGATAACACAGCCGACTACCCTAAGACAAAGAGCCTCTTTTCAGTGAATATGTAGTGTTATATTTGAACGCCATATCTTTGAAAGGAATATAACTATGGCTATTGCATCAGCATCAGGTGGATTTAATGGCAACTTCTCGCCAATTATCTACTCAAAAACTGCACAGATTGCGCTTCGCAAATCTGCAGTTGTAAACGCAATCACTAACAACTCCTACTTTGGAGACATTGCAAATCAAGGGGATACAGTTCGTATCCAAAAAGAGCCTGACGTAACCGTCAACGCTCTACAGCGTCACACAGGTATCTCAGTAGAGAAACTTGATGACCAAGACTTCTCTTTGACCATTGACAAAGCTAACTACTTTGCTTTCAAAATGGATGACATTGAAGAGCAGTTCTCTCATGTTGACTTTGTTCGCATGGCATCGGATCGTGCAGCTTATAAAATGGCTGACAAGATGGATGAAGAATGCTTGGGTTATCTCTCAGGCTACACTGGTGGAGCAGGTTCATGGGCAGTAAACACTACTGCTTCTGGCGACAAAGCTAGTGCTTCAGGCTCTGCAGGTTCTGCAGCCGACAAAGTAGGTGCTGAACTTTTGGCAGCTAACCGCTTGGACGCTACTAAGTTTGGTCAGTTGGGTTCTGCTGATAGTGCTTCAACTGCATACAATGCAGGTGACTCTATCCCATTAGCACCACGCTTGCCCGGCGCAACAGCGTTGTCTTCAAGCACTGTGTCACCTCTGTCAGTGGTAGCACGTATGTCACGTCTGTTGGATACCAACAATGTTGACTCACGTGGTCGTTGGCTCGTAGTTGACCCGGTATTTGTAGAAATGCTGAAAGACGAAGACAGCCGCATGTTGAATGCTGACTTCGGTGGTTCTGGACTACAGAATGGTTTGGTAATGAATAACTTGCACGGCTTCCGTGTATATGTTTCAAACAACCTGCCTTACTTGGGTACAGGAGCAGCTACAAGTGGCGCACTTGCACAGGAGACTAACTTCGGTGTACTCGTTGGTGGTCAGGATGAAGCAGTAGCTTCTGCTGAGCAAATCAACAACGTTGAGAGCTATCGTGACCCTGACAGCTTTGCTGACATTGTTCGTGGGATGCACCTTTATGGTCGCAAAATCCTGCGTCCAGAGGCAATCGTAACTGCGAACTACAACGCAGCTTAATCTTAACACACAAAGAGGCTGCTCTAGGGTGGCCTCTTCATTGCTATATGGAGATAAAAAATGGCAATCACAACAGCAATGTGTACAAGTTTTAAGTCTGAGCTACTTGATGGTGCACACGACTTAAACACTCACACAATTAAATTGGCTTTAATTAAGAGTGGGATGTCTGGAACATATGGGGCAGCTACAACAAACTACTCAAATGTTACAGGTAACTCTGATGAGGCTACAGGTACTAACTACACTGCAGGGGGTCAAAACCTAGACAGTGCAGCTATTACTACATCAGGAACTACTGCCTTAGTAGATTTTGCAGACGAGGTATTTTCTAACGTAACCACTTCTGCAGCAGGTTGTATTATTTATAATGCATCTGCATCTAATAAAGCTATTGCAGTAATTGACTTTGGTGGTACAGTCAGTGCTACCGCAGGTGATCTTACTATTGAATTTCCTGCTGCAGGAGCATCTACAGCAGTCATTCGTATCGCCTAAAACAAAAGAAGTAGGGGTATACTATGGCACTTGTCGTAAAAGATAGGGTTAAAGAAACAACCACAACTACAGGTACAGGTAGTATCTCTTTGGGAGGGGCAGTAACTAAGTTTAAAACCTTTAGTTCTGCCCTTTCTAATGCCGACACCACTTACTATGCTATTGAGCAACAAGGTGATGATAATGAGTTTGAAGTAGGTATTGGTACTTATACTAGTAGTGGTAATACTTTAGCTAGAACTACTATCCTAGCCAGTTCTAATTCTAATAATGCTGTAGATTTTTCTGCAGGTACTAAAAATATATTTATGACATATCCTGCAGATAAAGCAGTATATGAAGATGCATCAGGTAATATATCTATTCCCGGCACTATAGATGGACGTGACCTTGTTACAGACGGTGATAAGCTAGACGGTATTGAAGCTAGTGCTACGGCAGATCAGACAAACGCAGAGATAAGAGCCGCCGTTGAAGCTGCATCTGATAGTAACGTCTTTACTGATGCTGATCATAATAAGTTAAATAATATTGAAGCATCAGCAGATGTAACAGATACAGCCAACGTAACTTCTGCAGGTGCTTTGATGGATAGTGAGGTAACTAACCTTTCTCAAGTTAAAGCCTTTGATAGCTCTGACTATGCAACTGCTGCACAAGGTTCTACTGCTGATGCAGCTATGCCAAAAGCAGGTGGAACGTTTACTGATGATGTGACGTTTACAGGCGCAAATTCAAATCTTGTTTTTGATAAGTCAGCAAATATTTTGACGTTTAATGACTTTATGGAATTTGAATTTAAAGATAGCACTTATGGCACAACTGGACGTATGTATGATAGTAATGGTGGGTTAGTAATTCAACAAGAAAGTACATCAGCCAGTTCTGATATGCAAATCAGCAACCAAGATGGTAGTTCAAACCTTGTTATAAAACAGCATAGTGCAGGTAATATCCGTAACGCAGTTAGAGCAACCAATGATGGTGACGTAGAACTTTATTATCAAGGCTCAGAAAAGTTATCAACAACTAACACAGGTATTAACGTAACTGGCAACATAACTGTATCAGGCACTGTAGACGGTAGAGATGTTGCTGCAGATGGTACTACTGCTGATGCAGCCATGCCTAAAGCAGGGGGTACGTTTACTGGTGATGTCTCACACGGAGATAACGTCAAGGCCAAGTTTGGTGCAGATAGTGACCTACAGATTTATCATGATGGTTCTCATAGCTATATACAAGACGATGGTACTGGCAATCTATATCTACGCACAGATGGTTCTGAAATACGTTTGCAAGGTGGTTCTGAAAGTATGCTCCGAGCATTTAAAGATGGTGGTGTTCGGCTCTATTATGACAATCAAGAAAAACTCCGCACAGACGCAACAGGTATTGATGTAACTGGTAACGCCGAATTTGCAGATAATGGCAAGGCTATCTTTGGAACAGGTAGTGACCTACAGATTTATCATGATGGGACAAACACGGAGATTGATAACGCCACGGGTAAGCTAATCGTAAGATCGTCATCAGCAGGAACTATTGAGTTTCGGGATCAAAGCTCTCAGGTTCTAGCTCAATTTAACGATAACTCTGACGTAAAGCTGTACCATAATAACAATGAAAAACTAGCCACCACTTCCACAGGTATTGACGTAACTGGCAATGTCGTTGTCTCAGGAACTGTAGACGGTAGAGATGTTTCTGCAGATGGCCTAAAGTTAGATGGTGTTGAAGCCAGTTCAGATGTAACAGATGCAACTAATGTAGGTGCTGCCCTTACTGCATTTTCTACTGGTACAGATGCAGGGTCTTCTGATCTTATCCCTGTATATGATGTTAGTGCTAGTGCATGGGAAAAGCAAACTATTGCTAATGCAGCACTGCAAGGGCCGACAGGGCCAACTGGACCTACTGGACCTGCAGGTAGTAATGGAGCAGCAGGTAGTGATGGTGGTACAGGCCCAACTGGACCAACTGGACCTACTGGCCCGACAGGACCAACAGGATCAACAGGACCGTCAGGTGCATCCTTTAGTGGTCTTTTGTATGGCCCTTGGAGGGCTTCTACTTATTGGGTTCCCGGCGGTAACTATGAACAAGATGATTTTAGTAACTGGTTTAATGCTCAGGATGACAATGATTGGCCTTTTATGAAACTTGACAGATCAGGTACAGATGCTTGGGGTGGGGATTATTATACTACATGGTGGGCTTTCAGAAAAGTGTATAGGACATATTAATAATGACTTGGTTTATATTTAACGCAGACACTAGCTATTGTACGTCCAGTGATGAAAAATTTGACGATTCTTTTGTGGAAAAAATAATAGACAGAGAGGGAAGAGTTGCTTTTCAAGTGGAACTTTCAGGCGAACAAATAGGCTCATACGAATCAGATGAGTTTACTGTGTTACACTATAACAAAGATACTGGTAAAGCATTTGTACCTGATAACGTGTATTCTTTTGGAAGTATTAGACATAAAAAGAAGTTGCATGAATATCTTTCTATATATTCACACTTAAATAAAGAAGATCAACCTGATGATTTTGATGTTATACAACTTGTTGCAGTTCAAATTTTAGGAAATGAAGCTGTGGCTGCTTATTTTGAAGATAACATTTTAACACAAGCAGAGCAACAAGCTATGAAAGACATGCTAGGTTTATAATAATGCTAACAAAAGAAAAGCCCTTAGACGAAGTTACAAAAATACTTGGTGAATTAATAATGGCAAGTAAGGCTGTTTGGGTTGAAGGAAAGATCAATAAAAGTTTTACAGAAGAACAGTTTTTAGAAAGACCTATACCTAAAAAAGACGTATCTACTACCTTTTCTGGTATACCTTTACGAGGCTATGATTCACAATTAGATCAATGCAGAGAAATACTTAAAGCAAAACGTGTTACTAATAGTATTTATTACCCCCCAAAAACTATGTTGCCGTGGCATACAAACAGTGATTTAGAGGGAATAAGAACTTATTATACTTTTTCTATGGATGGTGGTATCTTTAGGTATAAAGATGTTGAAACAGGAGAAATAGTTTCTGTCCAAGATGATATAGGTTGGAACGTTAATCAATTTAAAATATCCAAAGATGATTTGTTTTGGCATACGATCTGGGCTAAAGGACGTAGATTTTCGTTTGGGTTTCTATCTTGAATGGACATTACAAATTACGTCAGTAAGTTTTATCTTCACTGGTATAAAGTAAGACAACATGCACACGGTAAGGCAGAGTTAGTGCCTTTAATGAAACGGATGTGTGAAGTTTTAGGAAAACGTTTAGATGGTCGAACTGTTGGATGGGAACAAATTGCACCAGACTATGAATTTTCAGGGGGGTTTGGTAACTTTCCACATATGAGGTTGTCAAAAGGTCTTTACATTACTAGATACGATAAGACTATGGACTACTTAAATGCAGATGAAAACGAAGACATATACGATATTTTTTACAACCTGTCTAATGACAGGTATAAACAACATGAAGGTATTTTTGTAAAAGACAGACCCTATAATTTGTTTTGTTTACAAATGATATACCCAAAAGACTACTTTAATACTTTAGCTGCTATGAGGTGGGCAACAGAAAACAAACAATATACTTTATTTAAAACACACCCTGCGGCAGATGTACACCAAAACTATCCCAAATTCTGGACACATGCTAATAAAAAAGGATATGTTACAGAATACACAAAATACTGTCATGGTTATCGTAGTGAAGAATTAGTTGAAGGTGCAAATCTTGTATTTAGTTCAGATAGTGCATTGTCATTTAAAGCTCTTGTTAAAAATAAACCTACGTTTATGATGAGAGCAGGGCCAATGATTGATTTAATACCTCTAATACCTAAGTTAGATAGTAGTATATTAGATGTTAAACCTGTGCAACAAAAACATAGAACAAAATGGTTAAATTGGTTTTATGCTGTAATCTGTAATGACATGAATCGTAAAGACTTTGAAGAACGTATAAACTATAGAATAGATTTATATGAAGAAGGTAAGAAAGACAAAGACGTATGCAAGTGGAATACTTTCAAGAGCCGTGGCCTTATATTGTAATTGATGACTTTTACTCTAGTGATGTTTTAGAAAAAATAAAACAAGGAGCAAAAGAAGCTTATAGTCAATATGACTTAAAACCCTTAGATAGAAATAAATGTGAAGTCCCACTAGAAATAGCTAAGTTAGATAATCACGACTATGAATCTTTCTTTAAAGAACTGAATAAAAACAGGGATGATATAAAAGACTTTGATGAAAAATACGGATTTACCTTAGAAAGATGGTTTAATTTTATTGTACCAAAAGACGGTAAAGGTTTTGAGTACCCTCTTCATTTTGAACACCCCTCAAAAATAATGAGTGTAGTTGTGTACATTGCTCCTGACGAAGGGACAGGGACATTAATACATAAAGCAAACAAAGATTTTTTTACAGAAATTAAATGGAAACCAAATAGAGCTTTAATTTTTTCGGGTATAAAAGGAATAACTTGGCATGGATACAAATGCAACCCTGAACACAAATACAGACTTACTTACAATACCTTCCTTAGAAAGAGCCGTAATTGAGATAAATGGTGGGTGTAATTACACCTGTCAAATGTGTCCTCAAACAGACCCTAAAAGACCAAAAGGTTTCTTAAAGAAGATGCCACTGGATCAGTTTGAAGACATTGTTGCTCAGTGTGCAGAACACAAAGTAAAAATTATAAATCTTGAAGGATCAGGAGAGCCTACTTTAAATAGAAACCTTCCAAGATATATTGAGATTGTAAGAAAATACGGAGCAAAGGCTTACATATATTCTAATGGTAAGAATATGCGTGGGTCTTTTATGAAAGAAACGGTTGATGCCGGGCTTAACTTTTTTAGATTTTCTATTATAGGTTACAACGAAGAGACATATAAAAAGTGGATGAACAGTCCTTTCTTTAACTTAGTTATACAAAATGCTAAAGAGATGCGAGAGTATGCTAAAGATAAAGATTGTACAGTAGCAGCATATCATTTAATACTAAACAACGATAATGAGCCAGTAGAAGTAGAAGCATATAAATCTCTTTTTGATGATATGGATATTGACATCTGGCGTATGCATAACTGGTCTGGTACATATGACAGTACGTATAAAAGAGAAGGTAAAAAGGTAGGATGTGGAAGACCCTTTTCCCCTGATGTGGTCGTTAGAGCAGGGGGAAATGATGGTAATACAGCAGCAGTACATCCTTGTTGTCAGGTTTTAGGTAATGATGAAGCTGCAGTATTAGGTCATTTAAGTACAAATACTTTAAAAGAAGTTTGGAATGGTGAGGCTTACAACAAACTAAGAGAGCAACACAGAAATAAAGATTTCCCTGACTACTGCAAGTCGTGTGATTTTTTAGTTGAAGACCCAGAAGTTTTAGTGTATAGTACCAAGGATAGGCATATAGGAAATATGCTAGGAACAGATTTTAACCTTGGAGAATATAAATGAAACCAATGTGGCAATTATTTTCTGGTGCAGCAGATGAAGGTTTTGTATCTACAGTGATAGATACGGGATCGGATCAGGAGTTAATACAAGCAACAACATTTAATCAAAACAATGATGAAGGTTTACACAACAGAAATAGTAAAATAGGTTGGCTTTCCCATAGATCAGATATGAGAGACTACCTTTTTGAATATGTTAAAAAAGCCAATCGTCTTGCTTATGGCTTTCATGTAGATAATGTCGCAGACTTGCAATACACAGAGTATGATGGAAAAGTAAAAGGACACTACGGTTGGCATGTTGATGTTGATTGGATGAATACTCAGCCCTATGATAGAAAATTATCTGTAACAGTACAATTAAGTGATCCTGATGAGTACGAAGGTGGAGATTTTATTATTGAAGGTGAAAGCCCTGATCCAGAGCAAGCTAAACAGAAAGGTAGTATTTTAATCTTCCCAAGCTATACAAGCCACCAAGTCACCCCTGTTACATCAGGTTTAAGGAGAAGTCTTGTAGCTTGGTTTGAAGGCCCAAAATGGCGGTAAAGAATAAAACAACAGTATACTTTGGAAGTATACAAGGGCATCTATTAGAGTTATCAATGGAAAAGCCTGAACCTTTATTTAAAAGTATAAAGAGACATTTTAAAGAAAATGATCTAGATGGCTTATTACTTTGTCCCTCAATGATTGCTGCAGCAAAAAATATGTATGCTGTCAACGCACCTGTAGATATTAAGATTGTATTAAAACCAAGTGGAACAGGTTATGCATATGCAGTAATAAAAAAAGGACAAGATGTAGAGTTAGGCAAGCATCAAACCAAGGAAGGTAAAAATGTTGTGCAATGGTTAGGTGATGGTCTTTACCATTTCTTTGCTGAAGAAAGCACTATAATGACAATACTCCCACCTTACTATCATACCAATAAAATCTACGGTATTTCAGGTTCTTTTGATTGTGGTAAGTGGTTTAGAGGTGTTAGCTTTGCGTCTAGATACAGTGGCGAACCTATTGAAATAAAGGCAGGTGAACCTATGGCCTACGTTAGATTCGATAAACCTGTAGATTTACAACGAGTTACAATAACAGACTCATTAAAACGTGATTCAATGGCTTGTTTAAATATGAAAAATGCTCATAGGAATAAACCCTTATCTTATTTATACGATAAATTTATTCAAGCTAGAAAGCGTGAAAGGGTTCTTAAACAACTAAGAGAACAAGTAGACTAAGGATAAACTAAATGTTCGGTTTCGCAGCACTATCTGAAACGCCCTTTGGTGTATCATCTTCATCTGTATCTGCAGATGTTTCTTTAGGTAGTGTCTCTGCTAGTACTGCAGTAGCAGGTCTATCTGTTGGTGGCTTTGAAGTTGACATCTCAGAAAGACTTAGCTCTGTAAGTGCTACAGGTGCTGTAGGAACTATAAGTTTCAATACAGAAGAAAAGCTAGGCAGTGTTTCTGGTACAACAGGTATTAGTTCAGTATCTGTAAATCTAACTGTAACACCTACAGCAGTACAAAGTACTGGATCAATAGGCACACTAGAACACAGCAATACAGTTACACTTACTGGTGTATTGGGTACAGGTGCAGTAAATACACTAGAAGAAAAACCAACTGAAAGTCTATCTGGTGTAAGTGGTACAGGGCAAGTAAACTCTGTAACAACTAATATAGATATCACCCTTAGTTCAGTACAAGGCACTGTATCAGTAGGAACTTTAGAAAATAGTAATACTTTTACTCTTACTGGTGTTTCTTCTACAGGTTCAGTAGGAACTTTAGAGCATAGTAACACAGTTACACTAACTGGTCTTTCAGCTACAGGTTCAGTAAATACTGTAACAGAAAATATTAATATAGGTGTTTCTGGTCTTGGAGCTACTGCACATTTAGGTTCTATAGAAGTAACAGCTATTGGTTCTATATTAGGCGTACAAGGTACAACATCTTTAGGTACAACACAAGTTCATATAGCAGAAAGTATAGGGTCAATTTCTGCTTCTGCAAATACTAATACAGTAACAGTCAACCTTAATTTCGTAACCTCTTCAGTAGAAGCTACAGGTTTTGTAAATACACTAGAAGAAAAACCAACTGAAGCTCTGTCAAGTGTTAGCAGTACAGGACATATTAACTCTGTAACTGTAAATATAATAGAGTCGTTAGGAAGTGTAAACAGTACTGGCTCAGTAAATGCTGTTGAAACACTAACAGGTTCAGGTCTTGTAGGTGTAAACACAACTGGTTCTATAGGTACAGTAGAAGTAAAACTTTCTGAAAAATTAAACAGTGTTAGTTCTACAACCAACCTAAACACAGTACAAATAAACGTTACAGAAAAGTTAGCTAGTGTATCTTCTACATCAGGTGTAGGTACACTTACACTTACTGCAACTTCTAACATAGCCATTTCAAGCAGTGGACTAACTTCTTCTTTAGGAACAATAGAACCTAAAGTAAGTAAAAGCATTGTTGGTGTTCAGGGTTCTGGTTCTGTTGGAACACTTCAAACCCATACAGCTAGTGGTCTTACAGGTGTATCTTCTACAGGCATAGTAACTTCTGTATCTATAAACGGTTTTGAAATTGATGTATCAGAAAGACTACTCTCTGTAAGCTCTGCTGGTTCTGTAAATTCTGTATCTGTAAATATTTCAGAAAGTCTATCTGGTGTAGTAGGTACAACAGCTTTAGGTTCTGTAGTTGCTGATACATCAGAAGCCTTAAACTCTGTAAGTGCTACAGGTAGTGTAGGTTCTCTAGAAACTAGTGTAAGTATAACACTGACAGGAGTACAAAGCTCTGGAACAGTAAACACTCTAAATCCTGTCGTAAACATAACACAAGTAATAACAGGTGCTAGTGCTTCTGGTGGTGTAGGTTCTTTAGGTGTTGGCAACTCTACCACTTTAACAGGCGTAGTTGTCGCAGGTGAAGTTGAGGGCTTAGAAGCTAAAGTTAGTGAAGTTTTAAATAGTGTCTTTGCAACAGGTTCTATTGGACTTCTTTCTTTCCCTGCAACACAGAGCCTAACATCTGTTGGATTACAGGTGGCACTAGGACAACTTACTGCAACAGGTGTTGTATTTAATTTTGACCCAGATGCTTACAACAGACAAAGAACTCTATACGCAGCATCACAAGATAATAATAATACAGTTGTTATACCCCCACAAAGTAGAACCCTGTATATAGCTAAACAAAATAACAATACACAAACTATCAAGATTGCAGCCTAAAGGATTATATAATGTCATACAAGTGGCCCGATAAAGATAAAGATGAACTAATAGACTATAGTATTGATTGGTCACGTTTCCTTGATACAGATACTGTTTCTGGTGTAACTTGGTATATAGATGATGCTAATGATACAAAGACAGAGGTAGCAGCTACAGACGTAGTAAATGGCCTACAGTTTGCACAAGGTACTTACACTAATACTGTAACCACAATCAGAGTAGGCTTAGGTACTAACAATGTCAGGTATAGAATAACGTGTAAGATTACAACAAACGGTGGACTACAGTATGAACGCTCTGTATTCTTACGCATTAAGGAGAAGTAATAATGGCCTACAACTTTTTAACTTTAGTAAATGATATTAACCGTAGGTTAAACGAAGTAGAGCTAAGTACAACTAACTTTGCTTCTGCTACAGGCTTCTATAGTTTTGCTAAGGATGCAGTAAATGCGTCAATTCGTCACATCAATCAAGAAGAGTTTGAATGGCCTTGGAATCATGTAGAGGAAACAGAGATTTTACTAGCAGGTGAAGTTCGCTACAGTATGCCCTATGACGCTAAGACAGTCAACCTAAATAGCTTCCGTATTAAGAGGGACAGCGCATTAAATGTAGAAACTGTTAAATTAAAAGTACTTAGCTATGAAGAATGGCTTGACAAACACGCCGATTCAGAGTATAACTCTAGTACAGATACACGTACCGTTCCTACCCACGTGGTTAGAACACCTAGCAGAGAGCTTATATTCTACCCTGCACCCGATAAAGCCTACGAAGTAATATATGAGTACTACACTTTGGCATATGACTTAGAGTTGCATGGAGATGTGCCTACCCTTCCAGAGCAATACAAGTATGTTATAGTAGATGGTGCTATGTATTACGCATACCAGTTCCGGGGCGATATGCAAGCTGCACAGGCTGCACTACAAAAGTTTACTCAAGGTATTAAGCAATTAAGAAGCCTACACATTAACCGTACTGAATATTTACGTGATACAAGAGTTCATTTCTAATGGCAACACAATGGCAGACATACCCTATAGAGTTTAAGGGTGGGTTAATCTCCAACCTTAGCCCTCTACAGCAAGGCAGTAATGCTGTAGGCTCTGCTACTATATTACAGAACTTTGAGCCTAACAAAGACGGTGGCTACAGTAAGTTACTAGGCTATACTAAGTACAGTAGTACAGTAGTCACAGGCTCTGGTCCTATACTGGCTCTTAAAGTTATTTCATCTGGTCGTGTAGTAGCAGCACGTAAGAACGGAAGCAGTCAAACACAGTATTATTATGGCACAGGTACGGCATGGACTAGCATGGCTACCAGTGTTGGTACTAATGGTGGTAAAGCACGTCACGCTGAGTTTAACTTAAATGGTGATGATAAGGTTGTGTTTGTAGACGGTACTAACTACCCTGCTGTATATAATACATCTGGTAATAGTATGTCCTTTATGACATCTAGTAATAGCACAGATGTTAGTGGTGCTGAGCATGTAGCCATATTTAAGAACACAGCGTTTTACGCAAAAGGAAACAACGTATTTTTTACTGCACCTGAAACAGTAGATGATTTTGCATCAAGCAATGGCGCAGGTAGTATAAACGTAGGACATGACATAACAGGTCTTACAACCTTTCGTGATCAACTAATTATCTTTACAACTGATACTATACAAAAAGTTACAGGTAGTACATCTGCTGATTTTAAAATGTCACCTATCACAAACCGAATAGGTTGTATTAATGGAGATACAATACAAGAGGTTGGTGGTGACGTTATATACTTAGCTCCTGATGGTATCCGACTACTAAGTGCTACAGACCGTATTGGTGATTTTGGTTTAGACATTGCGTCAGACAGCATACACAGAGATGCTACCTCTTTCTTAAACACATCAGACATATTCTCTTCTATGATACTAAGGGATAAATCTCAGTATCGCATCTTTGCTTACGTATCATCTGAGAGAAATGCTGTTGCTAAAGGTTTGATAGCAACTAAGTTTATTGCTCAAGGTTCTAGTGGTATCAGTTGGGCTAATACAAAAGGCATAAGAGCATATGTAGCAGACAGTAGATATGCAGGTGATCAAGAGACTGCCATGTTTGCTAATGATGATGGCTACGTATATAAGATGGAAACAGGCAGTAACTTTGATGGGTCTAACATTGAAGCTATCTATGAGTCACCCTTCATGCCCATCAATGATCCTCAGATGCGTAAGACATTTTATAAGATGACTTTGTATGCTACACCTACAGGTAGCACGTCTATAGACCTTAACATCAAGTATGACTTTGATAGCCCCACTACTATACAACCATCAACACAAAGCATAGCCAGTTCAGGTACATCTGTATTTCTTTATGGTGCATCAAGTGCTGTATATTATGCTAAGAATGTTACTTATGCTGTTACCGTATCTAATCCGGGTTCAGGTAATAAATATTATATATCAGACCACACTGGTCCTGCACCCACCCTAAGCCTAACTAAAGGTCGTACTTATAGATTTACACAAGCAGATGGAAGTAACTCAAGCCACCCTTTGCGGTTTTCTACTACGGCAAACGGTACACATGGTGGGGGTTCTGAATATACTACAGGTGTTACTACAGGCGGTACAGCAGGAAGCTCTGGTGCATACACTGAAATAACAATCACAGACAGCACACCAACACTGTATTACTATTGTACTAACCATAGTGGAATGGGTGGTACTGCTAACATAGTAACAGAAACAGAAGTAACGTATGGTGGCGAGCTAGACAAAATATATAACACTAACCTAATTGGATCAGCTAAAACAATAGCTATACGTATAGAAGAAAACTCAACTAACCCAACATTCACACTCGACACTGCGTTGTTAGAGTATAGACAAAACGATAGGCAATAATATGGCAGGTTACACACGTCAAGATACAGCTAACAACATAGCTAATGGTAATGTTATTGATGCAGATGATTTAGATGGTGAGTTCAATCAAGTTGAATCTGCTTTCAATGCATCAAGTGGTCACGTCCATGATGGTACTACTGGTAACGGCGCACCTATTACCAAGGTTGGCCCTAGCCAAGACCTTATTGTTTCAGCAACCAGTGTACTACCTAAGACCAATAACACCCTCGACTTAGGCTCAGGTGCAGCACAGTTTAAAAACGCATTCTTTGATGGTACAGTAGATACAGATGCACTTACTGTTTCTGGTAATGGTACAGTTGGTGGTACTCTAGGTGTCACAGGAGCAGCAACATTATCTAGTACTGCAGCTATTACAGGCAACACAACTGTAGGTGGAACATTAGCAGTTACAGGTCAAACCACATTAAATGGTGGACTTGTTATGGACACAGACAAGTTTGTTGTAGCCGATACTACAGGTAATACTACCATTGCAGGTACACTAGGTGTTACAGGACTATCTACTCTTGCAACAGTAGACGTTAATGGTGGTGCTATTGATGGTACTGTTATTGGTGCTAATAGTGCAGCAGCTATTACAGGTACTACAATTACAGGAACATCACTTGTCGGGCCGTTAACAGGTAATGCATCTACAGCAACGGCACTAGCAACAGCACGTAGTATTACTATTGATGGTGACGTAGATGCATCTGCTACTAACTTTGATGGCACAGGTAACATCACTCTTACCACTACACTAGACACAGTAAACTCTAATACAGGTTCTTTTGGTAGTGCTACAGCTATACCTGTACTTACAGTAAACGGTAAAGGTCTTGTTACTGCAGCAAGCACAGCAGCTATTACTACTAATCTTACTATTACTGCAGATACAGCAAACCTTGGCGGTGGCTCAAATGACACTGTATCTCTTGCAGATGATACTCTTACTTTTGCAGGTACAACTAATGAAATAGAAACTACAGTATCTAATAATCAGATACAAATTGGTTTGCCTGACAATGTTACAGTAGGTGGTAATCTTACTGTAAGTGGTAACATGACTGTATCGGGTACAACTACTACAGTAAACACAGAGACTATTAATTTAGCAGATAATCAGATTGTCCTCAATTCCAACGAGACAGGTACACCTTCACAAAACGGTGGTATTGAGATTGAACGTGGTACATCTGCTAATAAAACTTTTGTGTGGGATGAGAGTACAGACAAGTGGACAGTAGGTAGTGAAACACTTGTAGCAGGTACATTTGAAGGCAATCTAACTGGTGCTGTTACAGGTAATGTTACAGGCACATTGCAAACTGCAGCACAGCCTAATATTACATCTCTTGGTACACTTACTTCACTAACTGTTGATGATATCACTATTAATAATAGTACCATTTCTGACTCTGACTCTATGACATTAGATGTTGGTGGCGATCTTAATGTAGATGTTGATGGTGGTGATATTGTATTTAAAGATGGTGGTACTACTAGGGGAAGTATTAACGTTGGTACGGCAAACACCGTAAAAATTAAAGCGGGTACAGAGGAACAACTGCGTCTTGTTACAACAGGTGTAAATGTTATAGAAGGGTTGCGTGTTGGTGATACTACAGCACCTACAGATAATGATATTTATGCAACTGCTGATATTACTGCAGCTAATGATTTAACTGCTGGTAATGACATTAAGATGACCAAAGGTGCATCTGATTGGTCTTTTGAAGTAGTATCAAATAATCTTATTATAAAGTACGGCAGTACAAGTAAAATGAAATTAGATACCTCTGGAAACCTTACCGTTGTAGGTAATGTAACAGCATACGGATCAATTTAATGGCATTACCTGCAAGTGGAAACTCTATATCTTTAGATCAAATGCACACAGAAGTATTTAGTACTTCTGGTAGTTCGGTGTCTATAAATGATGCAGACATAAGGGGTATGATATTTAAATCCTCTGCTTCAGAAATGTCTTTCAGTGAGTGGCATGAAGCAACACCCCCTATTGCTGTTACACATATATCTAAGTATGATTACACAGGTTCAAGTAGTATGAGTGCTACTACAACAATGTCCTTATCAGGGCTTTCATCTAGTCCAACAACCCTTGTTATAGGCGCTCATTGGATGGATAAAAACCACTCAGGTTTGTCTCCAAGTTCCCCATCTTTATCCTCTAGTGGTGGTCACACTGTTAACTCTGATCTTGTTTTTAATGATGATGCGTTTGATGAAAAGAAATATCTAAGGTGGTACAGAGTTTATATTGGAACAGCTACATCTGTTACCCTAACAGGTACAAGAGGCGGCTTTGGTGGCACTCCTGCAGCAGGTGGGTGGCGTATTTGGGAATGCACTGGTAATCTTCAATTAGGTGGAACCACAAAATCCCCTGCAAACTACACAGAAATTGCCGGTGAGTGGAGTAACTCTTCTCCTGCATCTAGTACAGCACAGGTTTCTATAAATGCAAATAAACGTGACGTTGTTTTTGTTAGTACTGTAGGAAATGCAACTACACCTGCAGCCATAGCTAATGTTGACAGTGGTTCAGAAGTAACTGGAAACTATTCAAGAATGGGGTATGATACAAGAGGTTCTAGTGATACTGGTTCTGTTACATACTCAAGTAATTGTGGTGGTGCAGGTGGTGGTATTACTGCCGTAAGATATTATTTAAGTTAATAAGGAATACCTAATGAATACTGTCACCCTTACACCTGACGAACTTGAAGCTATGCTTGATCGTGCCGCTAGTAGGGGTGCTAAGCAAGCCCTATCATCTATAGGATTGCATGATGAAACAGCAGGTAGAGACATCAGTGAGATGCGTAACCTGTTAGATACATGGCGAGATACACGTAAGGGTATTTGGTCTACCATAGTAAAGATGTCAACCATTGCTATTATAACATTTATTGCAGCATCAATGTGGATGCAACTAGGGAACAAATAATATGGCTAAGAAATTCGCAGGATTTAAACCTGAAACAATGCAAAAGAAAATACTACCTGCTTTAGGGTATGATGGCCCTATGACACAGGCAGGTATTAACGCTTTCCTAGCGGCTAACCCTGCAGCAGCAGCTAAGATGGGTAAGTATACTCTCGCTGCTAGGCGTGTTATTGAGGGTGCGCCTGTTAAGATGGCTGAAGGTGGTGATACTAAAAAACCAGAAGAGACTTCAGGTAATAAGTTCACTAAGGCCATTACTGCTGATCCTACTAAGTTAGTCACAGAAGCAGATATAGCTAAGACTACAGATGAGCAAAAGCAAGAGGGTACTATTGCTACAACTACAGGTCAGGCAGGTGATGCTGCACAGGCAGAGGTCACGAAAGCAGGAGATGCAGCTAAAGTAGATGCCCCTGCTGATATAGTGACAACTACAGTTGACACCACTAAAGCATCAGATGAAGTAGATAAAGTTCTGAAAGATGTAGAGGCAGCTAAGGGTGAAGTCTCAGAAGAAGCACAGGTTGAGGCTGCACAAGGCGATCCTGCAAAACTATCAGCCCTTAAACTAGAGGCTGCTCAAGGCGAAGCTGCTAAGGTAGAGAAGGTCGCACCTCGTAAGGTTGAAGAAGGTGAGATGATTGAAGGCTCTACTGTTGACATGGAGCGTGTCAAGAAAGAGGTAAACTTTGAGGCGGCTACAGGATCACCCTCTACAGAGGCAACTGTACAGGGTCAGCTTACAGGCTTGATGGAAGACTTTGAGGGTAGTGAGCCGCCACCATGGGCAGCAGGTGCTATGAGAGCAGCAGCCTCTGCTATGGCCTCACGTGGTTTAGGTTCTAGCTCTATGGCAGGTCAGGCTATTATACAGTCTGCTATGGAATCTGCTCTACCTGTAGCTATGGCAGATGCACAGACCTTTGCAAGGTTTGAAGAGCAGAACCTGTCTAACAGACAACAGGCTGCAATGCTAGGCGCACAGGAACGTGCTAAGTTTTTAGGCATGGAGTTTGACCAAGAGTTTCAAGCACGTGTAGCTAACGCTGCTAAGATCAGTGACATAGCTAACATTAACTTTACGGCTGAGCAGCAGGTAGCACTAGAGAATGCTCGTATGGCTAACACCATGAACGTAGCCAACCTAAATGCTAAGAACGCCAAGGTACTATCAGATGCTGCAGCTATGTCTCAGATGGACCTGACTAACCTGAGTAATCAACAGATAGCTAATGTAGAGAACGCAAAGAACTTCTTAGCTATGGACATGGCTAACCTAGACAATGAACAGCAGACATCATTGTTTAAAGCACAGGAACGTGCTAACGCTATCCTGAGTGATACTGCTGCAGAGAACGCAACCAAACAGTTTAATGCTACATCAGAGAACCAGACGAAGCAATTCATGGCTAGTATCCAAACACAGGTTCAACTAGACAATGCAAACCGTAAGGATGCACAGGAACGCTTTAATGCAGGTGAGATAAATGCTTTAGCTCAATTTAACACAGCACAGGACAATGCACGTGATCAGTTTAATGCACAGAACCACTTGATTGTAGCGCAAGCAAACACTGCATGGGCGCAGAGTATTACAACAGCAGAGAACGCCGCACAGAACCAAGCCAATCGTGATGCAGCACTTCAAGCAAATAACTTGACAATGACTGCATATAATAATATAGTACAACGTGAAAGAGATATTCTGTCATGGGCTTGGCAGTCAGCAGAAAACGCATCACAGAGGGATTCAGCTATTGCTATCGCTAAAATCGGAGCAGAAGATGATGATAGTGGTAGCTTACTTAGTGCTGCAGCCGGGGCTTTCTTGGGCGCAATCGCAGACGAAGCTGCAAGTTATATATTCACATAAAGGTATAAGTATGTTATATAGACCATTTGAACCCTCCGTAGAGAGTAAGCCTACTATAGACACTAAGTCAGGCGGCTTGGGTACTAGCAATAAAAAGAGGGCAGACAAGCCTGAGCCTACGTGGTTAGACAAAGCAGGATCAGCATTTGATAAAGCTCAAGCTAGGTTTGGTAGACCTGCGCCTAAGCCTGACCCTATTAAGCTATATAGCAAACCTGAGTTTACCCTTGGAAAAGAGTATGAGGGTGGCGCTAGAGGTTTTACAGACCCTGACAATCCTTATGGTACAACCTTTCCTTCTGGTAAGGGTGCATTCCAAGATGATGATGAGCCTAAGTCAACAACAGGTACTATGGGTATAGGTCCAGACGGTGACATAGTTGAGTATGGCTTACCTGAAATGACTGTCTCAGATGCAACTACACCCTATCGTGCTGTACCTACACAACCTGCTATCCAAACAGGAGAGCTTGCACCTGCAATAGAGGGTACTACAGAAGCAGAACAACAGGAACTAGCAGATCAAGAGGCTGCTGCAATTAAGCGTATGGCTTCTGAGGGCGGCGGCTTGATGTCACCTCGCTTAGACGGTAAGGACGGTGATCTACGAGAGTCGTATGATGAACTTGAGATGGATGCTTACTTAGATACCTTTATTCCTGAGATACTAGAGGTAGAAGGTCTGGGTGGTGATACTGTTTTAGGAGATTTAGAACCTACCTATGACTACGGTATAACGGTAGCAAGAGCCAATAAGTATAATATGATACCAGAAGACTATGATAACATGGAAGACTTTGCTAGGGCTTTTGCTACAGAGTACAGAAAGGATATGGAAGGTCTGTACCCTGATGTATTTACCACAGACTTAGATAAGAATGTGGAGCTAGGGTTGCAAAGTTTCTTATGGAACACTGGTAAATTTTATACAAACCAACTAAGAGAGTTACGTTCTAATAATCTTGAAGGTTTTATAGATGAAATGAAAGACACCATTTCTGCTGCTGACCCTGCTGCAGGAAATGAAGAACGTGTTATGTCTGGTTTAAGCAAACGAAGGGCTATAGAAGCTAACATAATAGGCAGGGCCATAAGGGGTTACGTTCCTATTGCAACCGTGGAAACAGCAGGTACAAGGCAAACTCCTATATTTATATGGAAAGATGCTCAGGGTAATGAGTTGAATAGGTTTGAGCCTACTACTAGGTCTTTACATAGCGACAATTCATTAGGCGAACTGGCGGTATTTTAGATAATGTTAGGCTTACCCTTAGAACTCATAACCATGCTCTTCTCTACCGTCCTTGGTGGAGTAATGTCTATATGGGGGCAGAGCATGAAGTCACGTCAGCAGCAGCAGGAGATGCTAATGCAACGTGCAGAGTTCAACCGTAGTGCTGTAGCAGATGCACGTGACGCAGGTAGAACAGATAAACACTTCGCTTGGACACGTAGACTTATAGCATTATCTGCAGTATTCAGCATTATTGTCTTGCCAAAGCTAGTCGCAGTGTGGTATCCTGATGTTGGTGTATTCGTAGGGTACACAGAAGCAACAGGTGGCATACTTAACTGGCTGTTCGGACCTGCAGAGGCAATACAATGGAAGTACGCAGAAGGTTTCGTTATCACCCCACTAGACACACACATAGTTTCAGCCATTGTAGGACTTTACTTTGGTGCAGGATTTACTAAATAGGATACATTATGGCTACAACAGCATTTGATAGACCCATTCCCGGACAGTCTTTAACAGACGAACCACGTAACAACCCATGGGAGCAACCACCAGAGATGGCTAATGTAGAGGATGTAGCTAAGTACTACATTGAACGCCTAGCCAATCAGGATGTTCTTGATGACTTTGCTGCTATGTGTGAAGCAGGTGTATCTCTAGCACCCATTGTAGAGAGTACCTACCTGCAGGGTGTTATGCGTGGCTTACACACACTAGATGCAGGTATTGTAGTAGCACCTGTAATACACGCTTTCTTGAAACAGTCTATTGAAGCTATGGGTGTCACAGTAAAAGACAGTGGTAAAGACCCACAGAAACAAGCAGAGAAAGCTGAGATGAACCGCTTCATGCTTCTGGCTACTAAGTATCTAAAGGATGAAGGTTCTGATATGTCTGATCCCGGCAAGCAAATGCTTAGTGAAATGGTAGAGGCAGAAGAGCCTGTTGTAGAAGAAGAAACAACACAAGAAGACAAACCTATGGGTTTGATGGCAAAGGGTTAATATAATGAAATTTGATAAAGACGCATTTCTTGCACAATTTTTAGGTAGGCTTACTAAAGGCATTGAAGAACGTAGGGAAGAAGCTAAAGATTTTGGAAAGCAACAGACAGACGCAGCAGATCGTAATGCTGCTCTTGTTCAGCAGCGTACCATGAGAGCGCAACAAGCGGCACAGATAGGTAGACGTGCTATGGCTCTAGGTGCAAGTGAGGCGCAGGTTAGAACTGCTATGTCTTCTGGTATGACAGGTATAACTGAACTAAATCAGAAGCTACAGCAAGCAGTGGAGCAGAAGGGTGTTAAGACATTAGGGGATGCTGACATTGAAGCCATTGTAAATATGCCTAGTATTCCTGCTGTTAATACTGAGATGATGGACGGTTCACTGGACGACTTTGCTAAGCGTACTTATGGTGCAATGCCTATAGATAGGGCTGCAGTAGAAGACGATACTAACATTGTAGGTAGGCTCTTCGGCTTTGGTGCTATGGACAGAACCAAACAAAAACTAGCTGAGACAGACTACATGGGTGGTATGACTGTTGCAGACATCAATGCTATGTCTAAACAAGCAGAGTATCAGCAGCTTATTGGTGGCGCTTACATGACGTTTGCAGATGTAGATTACTTTACAGCAGAGGCTGCTTTAGATTTCAACACTAAAATAACCAAAGCTATGTCAGATGCAGTTGGTTCTTCAGCAGGTAAAGATTATATAAAACGTGCAAGGAATAACGCCATAGACAATGGGGAAGACCCTAATGTTGCAGCCCAAACTGCGCAACAGTACTTACAAACAACTGCTGCTAAGCCTTTAATAGACTACTTTGCTGAGACATACTATGCAGGTGGTTTCTTTAATAACAAGTTAGCTACACAACAAATAAAAACTGTTATGGGGGAAACCTATTTAAATGATCTTATGGAATTGTATGCAACGGAAGCACCTGATGAAGAAGAGGTGGTGCAACAAGAAGTAGATACTGTTATTACAGAAAAGATGGACGCAGATCAACCTGTTGAACCAGTAACACCTGTTTCTGAGGATGATGTTAAATACCCTAAAGCAACACCGCTAACACCTGCTCAAAAAGAAGTACTTAAAGACAAATTCACTATTGGTGAAAATGTAGACGAAGAAGTAATAGAGTTCTATACTAGAGAGCAGTGGAACAAGATGAGCAGAGGCACACGTAAACGTCTAGGCTTGCCTGAAAGTAAAGCAGGTGGAATGTCAAAGCACTTTAGAGATGAGGTAGACGAACTATTAGAAGAGCGCAACATAAACATGAACCTCAAGACAGAGGGAACACAGGACACATACAAGATTAAAGTTAGAGGGCGTATAGGTTCTTATCATGTAACTGCTGAGCAGCTTGCTTCTATGGATGACAGTTTCTTTGAGGGCTTTAGACCAGACATTACTATAGAAACATATCGTGAAGGTGAAAAACCTACTAAGAAAAAGATAACTACCACATTAGTTAGTAAGTTTGCTAAAAGAGACTAGGTAATATAGTATGGATTATTATGAACTACAAGAGTGGGCTAAGTCAAACGGATCAAGCTCTACAGATCAACAGCCTGTAGACGAAGAACTGTTTGACACAGGTGCAACCCTAAAGAAGGATGATCTTAAAAGATACCAGTACCTTAACCCTATTCGTGACTACATGATAGAGCGTAAGGGCGTAGACTACAAAGACAAAGAAGCTGATGAAGTAGTGGAAGACTTTGTAGATCACATGCGTTACTTCAATGCTAATACTGTGTCTACTGCAGGAGAGGTACGCTTTATTAGTAAGGCAGATGATAACCGTAAAGCAAAGGCTGAGAAAGCCTATCAGATTTATGACCAACTAGGTAACGTCTTTGTGAATGACGGTCTTATGGGTGCAGTGGATGGCATTAAAGACTACGTGTTTGCTGCAGCTAAAGACCCTACCAACTATCTTGGTTTGCTTACTGGTGGTGTGGCACGTGCAGGTGCAGCAGGTGTAAGTCTTACAGGTAAACAAGCGGTCAAACTTGCGGTGAGACAAGCAGGTATGCAAGCTGCACAGAGTGGTGCAGGTAGAGCAGCAGCCAAGGAAGCTGCACAGAGGGCAGGTATAGAAGCAGCTAGACGTGCAGTTGCTAAAGGCATGACTGAAAAAGCAGCAAGCAAAGTAAATGAACAAGTAGCTAAGAGAGTTGCCAATGAAGGTAGACGTGCGTTAGCTAAAGATGCTATGGCTAAGAAGCAAGCAGAGTTGTTTGAGACTGCTGCAACACGCTCATTGAAACAGACAGTAGCACTAGATGCGTCTGCTGCTGTGATGCAAGACATCATGGCTCAGAATGTTATGATTGATGTAGGCGCACAAGAAGAATATAGCTTACTACAGACAGGCTTCTCTTCTGTTCTAGGTGGTGTAGCAGGTGCTGCACAGTTAGCCGCAGGTGCGTTTCGTGGATCATCAGGCTTAAAGGAAACAAGCTCTGCTCTAGACAAAGTAACTAACAACATCATAGAAGAATACACACCTATGCTTGACAAGGAAGCAGCAAAGGGTGCAGCTAAGACTGTGATGAAAGAGATTGAAGATTGGAATACTAAGGTAGCACGTGGCAGTGCATATGAGAATAGAGCTTTTCCTGCAGAGCTAATTCAGAATATAATGATAGGATCAGATGGTAAGGGTGGTCTGGCTAAAGTATTTAAAGACAGTGGTTTTAAGATTGGTAGAGAAAAACACCTATCAGATGTTATGACTAATGTTGCTAGGTCTATGCCACAGGAAGAGCTAACTAGAATTAACAAAGAGTTAAATAAATATACAGGTCTAAGTCTAGGTGATATGTCTGGTTCACAGATAACAATGAGTGACATGCTTGCTAGTGAAATAAATAGATCAGCTAAGACACTCAACGTTATGTCTCAAGTTCGTAAAACACTGGATGCAGGTATTGTTGCCGCTAACGACAAGATGGCTGCAACGCTTGATGAGATAGAGGCTAAGGATGAAATAGCTAAAGAGCTAAAGAAAGCAGACAAACTTCGCTATGGTCAATCTGTGTGGAAGCGTTTGCTTGTTTCATCTCCTGCAACAACGGCTGTCAACGTAGCAGGTTTTAGTCAGTACTATGTAGGTTCTACTTTAGCTGATCTGTTTAATGCCACGGCTTTAATGACTAAAGGGTTAGGTCAATCTGCGTATAACAGAGAGGCAGCTAAAGAAAGTTTCCAACAGGCACATGCTTATGTTGCAATACAGGGTCAGAAGATGCGTAATCTGCTAGACCCTTACACTACCCATGATGTATATATGGAGTTCCTAGAAGAGAACCAAGACCTACAAAAGATTTTGTTTGAGACTATGGCAGGTGGCATTGAGGCTACAGCTACTAGGTATGGACTTGACCCTAACAGTAAAGTCTTTAACAACGTTGAGGCTTTTGCTAAAGCAGCCAATCAGATAACAGGTGTTCGTATACAGGACAGCTTTACTAAGTCTCAGATGTTTATGACTGAGATGGATAAATATCTACGTATCAACAAAGGCACTACACTAAAAGAAGCACTGTCAGCAGAAGAAAACATAATTGATGACACAGTTCTGCAGGGCGCACTGGACACCACACTCAAGTCTGTGTTCGCAAAAGACTACACCACAGCAGATCAGGGTGAGTTGATCCGTACTACGGCTAGGTTTGTTGAGACTATATCTAACACACCGGGACTTGGTACAATCCTACCGTTTGGGCGCTTCTTTAATAACGTAGTTGCTACTACATATCAGTGGTCGCCACTTGCTTCACCAGAGCTTCTCTTTAAGTTTGCAAAAAGAACAGCTAAGCAAGAAGGTACTACAATAAGTGAGCGTGACGCATTTGCTCGTATGATGGTAGGCACTACAGGTCTGCTTATGGCTATAGATTACGACACAGAAAGACGTGCTAAAGGTCTAGGTATCTATGAGGTAGATGCAGGTGGTGGTACTATAGTAGACGCTAAGAACACATTCCCTTTCTCTATATTCCTAGCAGCAGGTCGTGTGGGTAATATGATTTTGAATGGAGAAGAAGTACCTAAAGAGGTATACCAAGAGCTAGGCACTCAGCTAGGTGTAGGTCAGCTTGCACGTGATGCACAGTTTGGTAATGACATCAACAATCTGCTAGACATCTTGGTGAACAGAGAAGAGGGCGCTAGAAGCACAGGGCTTGAAGGTGTCGCCAAAGTAGCAGGTAACTTTTTATCTGGTGTAACAAGGCCGCTAGACGCAGTTAATAAAACAATCGGCTTTGCTATGGGTACAGATACAGCCAAGGACGTGAGACAGGCTAGAGGTTTTGATGTCTTCACTCAGTCCTCTACTAAGTATATAGATAATATACTAGAGGCTTTCATTGACAAGACAGATGCTATAACAGGGGAAGAGTTAAGGGTAGCTACACGTGAGGGTGAGATATATGATGCCAACCCATTTGCTCGTATCTTTGGTCTGACTATAAAACCGGGACGAACTGCTACAGAGAAAGCATACTCTATGGCAGAGATGTTTCCTTGGACTGCTAGTGAAAGAACTAATGTACCTGCCTATGATAAGGCGTTCAATGGTCTTCTAGCTCCTATCCTAGAGGCTCAGACGCAGAGACTTATTGACACACCTGCATTTGAGAAGGCTAGTCTCACAGGTAAACGTGAGATGTTGAAAACCTTAATGTCTGATATGAAAAGGCATGTACGTAAAGAGATGCAGGAAGGTTACACAGGTGGTACTAATGCAAGGCTACGCATGGCTGCTAAATTAGATACTAAGGGTACTAAAGAGATAAGGCGTGAAGCACAGAAGCTACTAAAAGCTACATACGGTATAACTGGTAGCCCAAGAGATTATAACTTTAATGAGTTAGAAATATACGCAGAGTTTATAGACTACCTTGAGGATATGTACGAAGAGGTTGGCAAGATGTAAAACTTAGAGGGGCGCTTAGCCCCTTTTATTTTATCTTGTTGTTCTTTATGGCTAGTCTAGCCCACATCAAACATTCGTACAGCCTTTGTAAAGCACTGATCTTTTCATCAGACTCAAGCAATGCATCATCCAGTAATATATCAAAAGCAGCCCATGTATTATCTACGTCATTGTTAAGCTGCTTACGTTTAGCCTCTAGGTATTCTTGTGCTTCTTGTTCTAGTTTCATAAGCCTTCATCCATAAATACTTTTACCCACTCTGCACAGATGTCACTACGTACAATATCCTCTACACCAAACTCAATGATGGGTACAGGTAGCATATGTTTCTTAGCTAAGTGAATGATCTTAGATAGACCATCTGCTTCTTTTAAGTCTGACTGCTGTGCATCGCCATTGAGTACTATTGTACTCCCTTCTCCCACACGTGTCAACAACATCTTTAGCTCATGCGTTGTAATGTTCTGTGTTTCATCTACTATGATGAAGGAGCTATCAAAGCTACGCCCTCGCATCAGTGCCAAGGGCGACATCTCAATGTTACCATTCTTTATGGCTGTGTCTACTGCGCCCTTACCTAAGTGTTTCTGCAGTACGTCAAGCACAGGCAATGCCCATGGGTAGGTCTTCTCTTCAAGTGAACCCGGAAGAAACCCTATGTCTTTACCTACAGATATATGAGGTCTAGTTATAACTATCCTGTCAATCTCTTTCAGTGTATACAGATCAGCAGCGTGGGTGGCTGTTACATAAGTCTTACCTGTACCTGCAGGGCCAAGCACCATGACCTGTGTACTGTCACGCATTGCATCCCATAGCTGCTTCTGTCGCTCTGTTCGTGGTACAAAACCTGATACTCTTTTGTTAGCTGCGTTCTTGTAGTTTGTCTTTCGGCGTGACCGTGTTTGCTTCTTTGGTGGTTCAAGTTCGTTCATAGTGTCCCTTTAAATATGCAAGAGCCTTCTCAATACCCTCAAGATCATCTCCTAGTTTGCCTATTCCCATATTGCAGGGATCACATATCCATCCTCTGAATTTTAGTGTGTTGTGATCGTGGTCGCACACCATACTTTTAGGGTGTGTCTTACCGCAACAGGCGCACGTATTTTTCTTTAGGTGTTTAAATCTTTCTTTTAACTCATTGCGTACCTTAGTCTCTTTCTTTATGCAAGCCCTGCACCTGTTATCTATACCTGTCTTGAACCCTATGTGCTTATTAAAATGCACAATATCCTTTTCTTTAGAGCATAGCTTACATACTTGCGTTGTACCAGACAAAGGCTTGTAGTTTTCTTCCAAAAGGAATAGGTCTAATTGCATTATAGCCTCATGTGTTTTTCTAGTTCTTTGTAACCGCCAATATGATTCCCTTCTGTATCCCATATCTGAGGCACAGTAGTTATATTGGATTTCTTAAACAGGTCAAGCACCCAACGAGAGGACTCTAGAGAGTAGCATGTATATGCTACCCCCTTTTCTTTTAGTAACTCTGTAGCCATAGTGCAGAAGGGACACTCGCTACGTGATACAACTACGTATGTCATACCAAGTCCACAATCTCACAGCTATCCCCAGAGCAAGCCATTGTCTGCATAGCTACTGTGTTGTCTTCATGCTCATACGTACCTAGTGCAGCCCAATCAATAGCCACTGGCATCTGATCAGCCATCTCTTTATACTGCTCTTTAGTACAGTCTTGATATGGTGCTTGCTGATATGTATGATCTGAGTGTGGTAAAAATGACACACCTGACATCTCATCAAAGTGTCGGTACACGAATGCACCTACATCTAGCCACTCATGGTCACGCACAGAGATTGTCACACTAGGTTTGTGTTCACACCAGTGACGTTGATACATAAGCCACGTATCTAATTGTTCAATGGCAGTCATATCATTACGTGTTACCGCATTATCAGGTGACTTAACAGGGAAACTAAACACAGTTGTAGTGTCACCCTTGAACACACAAGGCTCGTTAGGTATGCCACTGTCAATCATAAACTGTGTCAGTGGGTCTTTATTGTCACCCCTAACTGTACGGATGTAATAATCGCTGTGACGAGCATGTATACCACTAGCAGAATCAACAAGTTGGGAGACAGTGCCACTAGGTTTGACGCAAGTGATAGCAGCAGAAGCAGGGATACCAAGGCGCTCAGCCCATTCAGCATTAGTAGTGATAGCGACATTTCTTAGATGCTCCAATGTTTTGTCTAACGCAGCATTCTTAGCTGTCATTAGAGGGTTGTCCATAATGCCTGTCAGAGATACACCTAAGAGCCGTTCTTCTTCTGTGTTTTTCTGCCAGATTTTTCTGAGGTAGGGGAACTTTGTGTACGTGCTTTGGATCGTCCCAAGTATTGTGGCGAGTCTGACCTTTCTAGCCAAGTCATCAACCGTGTCCGTGGCTCGTACCACCACCTCTGTAAGATTGCAGAACTGGTACGGACGTAGTATGATTTCACTGCATGGATTAGTCCCAAACTCTTGGTCTGAATTACGCCGACCATTCTTAGCAGCTTGCTTCTTACTTGCTTCACGATTAAAGATACCTCTCTCACCTGATTTACTTTCTATCAACGCAGTCCATTCACGCATAAACGTTTCAATGTCTGGCTTCTCTGTGTAAGACACACTGTTATTAGCCAATGCCCTGTGTGCTGCAGTCTCCCACCACTGACCTGACTTAGCATGACGCATACGATCATCACTCAGGTTGGACAGGGAGATCATAGCACTACGGCGTACACCGCCTACAACAACGATCTGACCAATGAAACACATTAGGTCATGGCATTCCATAGAAGATAACTTACGTCCCTGTGCGCCCTTGAATGTGGCTACAGCAAAGTTAAACAACTCAATCAGAGGAGCAGGACCAGATGCCCGACCACCAAACGTTTTAAGTCTCGCACCTGCAGGTCTAATCAAAGACGTGTTCCACTTAGGAATTTCCCCTGCCCATAGGAGTGCTAACAGTTGACGGAAAGCCTTAGCCCAACCTTCTTTACTATCCTTCACGACGATTGTGGTATCACTGTCGAAAAGCTCAGGGACTTCGGGAAGTTTAGAGATGAACTGCCGCTCAACACTGAACCCAACTCCAGTGCCACACAAGAGAATGAACATAGCCTCGTCGAAGGACTTAGGATCATCTACGGGTAGGTAACTACAGTTATATCCTGCCGTGTTGTCACGTGCAAATGCAGCCCCTGCTGTCATCATTGCCCTCATGCTAGGCATAATCTCTAGGTTCAAGATAGCCTCGTCAATATCATGGACAACACTACTTAATGTAACATCATCTACCTCGTCTAGTCGCTCAGGTTTCATAACAACATCATTGACTACGTGGTCCACGTAGCGCCCTACTGTCTCACTCCAACTCTCACGACCCTTACCATCAAAGTATTTAGCGTAACGTGATTTGTGTATAAATGCTTGATAGTCTGTTGGTAATAAGTTGCTCATCTTTTGTCTCCGTTTCCTTGTAGCTTACCACGTTGCTTACGATCTTGTAACTTCTTTAGATTATTAAAGGCCACCTCTGACAGGTCAACCCTCAAGTCACGACACAGTGCCGCAATATACCAGAGGCAATCACCTACCTCGTCTGCAATAGCGTCCTTATCAAACGCATCATCACGTAAAATCTTCTTTACTTTATTAGCTACCTCACCTGCCTCTGCAGCTAGACCAAGTGCAGGATAAATAATCTCATGCTCTGGTGGGTAGATAGCTGTATCTGATGCAACGTCTTGGTACTCACTCATGTCCATTGCTACCTCATTGAAACGCTGAAATGCGTCAATGTCTTCCTGTGTAATCATCCTCTTTCCTTCACTACTAGATTGTATACTTTAATATCATCAACGTCATACATTATATCTACGATAAGATCATGTACATCTTCCTCATGGTTGTCCTCAAATGATGATAGGATATTGTTGTACTCATCTACTTCCATTATGTATGTTACGCTGAACTTACGCTTCATTTGTGTGTCTCCACCCAACGCTTACGTAGCCTATTGAGATACCAGATAGCTTTGTCTATATCCTCTAAGCCATTCTTGTATTCACAGCGCCACATGTACTTGAGTACGTTTGCTGCCTGTGGTGCAATAGCACCTGACATATTCTCTGTCATAGCTTCTATAGCATCAATGCATTCTATACCTGCTTGATTGTAATGTACTGGATTGTTTACTGGATCAGTCATGCACTACCTTCTGTCTTTGTCCACTTGTTTAACTTGATTATGTTGCCATCACGTGCAATCTTATTCTCTTCTTCTATCTCTGCTTCTACTTCTGCAAAGAAGTCAGGAAATATATCCCTTAGTATCTCAGACCTGTGGTAATCAAACTCTTCCAAGTACTCCGGGTTATCTTCTAAGAAGAACTGTGCTGATGCCATAGTAAGTGCCACATCTAGTGCTGCTCTCATACCATCAGGCATTCGTTCATCGCCAAACATAATGCCTGTCTTTAACTCTCCTGTCCATTTACCTTTATCATCTTCCATGGGGCGTAAGATAATAGCTACTTCACCTGCATTAATATCCATTAGTCTCTCCTGTTTACCTTTACACGCTGCTCTTTCATTCTCTTACCCTTTTCTTTTAACCACTCTTCGGGTATGATACGGTGCGCCCACTGAAAACCTTTAGTATCACACCAATCACAGTATCTAGACTTAGCACCCTTGTATAGTTTAGCCTTAGCATTACTAAATACAAATCTAATATCTAAGCTAGGGTGCTGTCTCTGTATTTCAATATGCTTGCGACGATCTGCCGCACTAAAGATACCCTTAGTCTCTATGATGATACCGTTGTCTAACTCAAAGTCTGGTGTGTAAGTTCTGTACTTTAGGTCTTCCCATTCTATCTTTAACTTTTCATATGATACTACCTTCTGTCTAGCCTTTAAGAAAGCAGCAGCCTCTTCTTCAAGGCCACTGCGATACATTCTTTTATTATGCCGCCGCACCTTCATCTCCTATGAATACATAATCTACTTCTGGTGGGTTAGCTGCTTTAGACATCCTACTTGGTAGTGTTTGTAAGGTAGGGTGGCACTTGTGTTTGAAGTCACACCACTTACAAGCAGAAGGAAGCACTATGTTTCCAGTAGGCTTACGATAGAATGTCTCTGGTACAGGATTAAAGCAACGTGTGAAACTAGCACCACTATCTATGTAATCTACTGTCTCTTGTATGTTGTTTATAACCTCTTGCTGATCTACCTCAGATGCGTCCACATACTTGAACTCTCCGTTTGCTTTGTTGACTACCCACCAACCACCTACACCCTTCTGTGCTGCAGTAGCGTAGCCTACAAGCTGTGACACATAGCCAAAGCTGTCGCCTTGTTGCAGCGCATCAAAGGATGCAAACTTATTCTTGTATGACCAAGGTGACGCAGACTTCACATCATCAATCTTGCCATCCATTTCCATGTCATACTCACCTTTGATCTCCTGACCATGAGGTAGCTTTAGTGTGACGGTATCGTTATCCTTAAACTCTACATCTGCTGAGCGTAGTAGTCCTTTGAACACAGCCTCAACTATATCACCTAAGATCATGTTGATTAGGAAGTGTGGTGGGAAAGGCTTCTTATCTTCTGGATCGTTCTTCTCAAACCATAGCTGACACTTAGGCTTACCTATATTAGACATACGTAAACGAAAGTCTCCACGTGGACCTGAGTTGAACTGCTTATCCATAGCAGTCTTAACATCAGAGGCGACCTGTTGGGCCACCTCTTCTGTCATTGTTGCTTCACCTGCCATGGCCTTCTGTAAGAAGTTGAAGACCTTTAGTTCTGCAGGATGGTTCATTCGTCTACATCCACGAAGTCATTGTTAATGATGTCCTTTACCATACTGGCATCTTCTGTACTTAGAGCATCATCATTTCGCTCATTGTGTAAGTCAAGAACCTTACCGTTCATGTACTCAATAAGCTCTACAAAGTCACGCAGTGTATCGTTGTCATGGTCAGAGATGTCTACCTTGTCACCAAGGGCAGCACTAATCTTACCAAAGGTAGCACCTGTTGGAATGCTATCTTCTACACCGCTTAGTTTGATAGTTGACATGATAGGTAATAGGTTCTTAGACTTGAGACTGCCTAATACACCATTGATACTCTTCAAGCTATCACGGTTCTTTACATCCATAACAATAGGCACATCAGTAAAGTCACCTGATACAGGCTGACCATTTTCATCTACAGGATTGTCTAGTGTGACTGTACCAAAGTAAACTACGACACGCTTGACTGAACGAATGACTTGCTTCATAGCATCAGGCAACGCTTGAAAGTCTTCGATATAACCTGATGGTCTACCAAGATTGAAACCACCAACGCTGTCCTTCAAGTCTCCATTAAGAGAGTTAGACAGCACAGACTTTTCCATCTCTTCTGATGCACTGTTCCAACGCTGCCACTGATTACGCTGAGCAAATATACGCAGAGTAATACCGTTACTGTAGATAATATCATCACCCTTCTTTAGGGTGAATGTTCCAATAGGTAGCACCTCTGTCTTGATAGTCTTACCATTGAAGTCTACCTCACCCATGACAGGCTGATGGATCATGCCTACACGTGAGATTGATGGTGTGCTTTCACTACTGCCACCACCTGCAGACACGCCCATTAGCTCAGCCATGGACTGTCCTCGTTCTGCTGCTACTGCTAGTTCTGTACTCATTTCTATACCTTTCTATAGAGTTAAAGAGCCTTAGTTATACACCTAAACGTCCACCGTGTCAAGCCAATTCGGGCCTATCTTAGCCTCTAATAATAGAGGTACATTCATAGTAATGTTATAGGCTTCCTCTATCAACTCAACTAGATTATCGTTTAAGTCTTGTACGATTTGTAGTACCTGATCTTTCTCTTCTGGATGCACATCAATCACGGTTGAATCATGTACTGTGTTTACCAAACATGAGTGCATATTCTCTAGGCGTTTGTGCATTTCATTTAGAACAACCGGGACAACATCACCAGTAGCAAAGCCCTGCACTGGATAGTTCTTGATCATAGTGAAGTGTGACGGTGATCCGTTTGCTCTTCGTGTTACATCAGGGAAAGCATACTGCCTACCTGACTTACTGGTGATCTTGTTTAGACGTAGTGCTTGGTTGCCTAAGTCCTTGTGCCACGCTGCTACACCTTTATACTTTTCAATGAAGTGTGTGTAGTACGATTGCTCAGCCTTAGACCTACCGTATCCAGTAGCACCAAAGAGAGGTGCGAAGGTATGAGCTTTGGCATCTTGACGTGACGTAGGTTGCCCTGCATCACTGATAACCTTGGCAGTGTAGCTGTGTACATCAAACCCTGTATCAATCTCTTCCATAGCAACCTTGTCCTGTGCTAAGAATGCTGCGGTACGAAACTCAAGCTGAGCAAAGTCAGCCTCGCATATGTAGCCGCCATCCCAACGAGACACAAATACTTTCTTAACAGGGAATGTGTTACCTCTTGGCATGTTCTGCATGTTGGGTTGCTTACCACTAAACCTTCCTGTTGCAGTGATGTGTTGCGTAAGCTGTACGTGAAGCCTACCATCTTCCTTGGTGTTAGTAGCAATACCCTCAACAAACGAAGACAGGTAACTGCTGACAGCAGACAAACGCTTTAGGTCAGCCAGAAAGTCTGCGGCATCCTGCATGTTGTTGTTCTTTGCAGTAGCCATGAGTACATCTAAGTTACTCTTTCCTGTGCTGAACCCATGGTTGCTTGTCCACTTCTTGCTAGGGGCAGAAAAACGCAGACCTGCTACTTGATTAGTCTCCTTTAGTTGGTAGCCTCTTGCGTCACACGCCTTACATTTATTGGGTCTTGCATACTTTGTTCCATCCTTCCTTACTTTATACGTTTTTCCTTGCCCATTACAGACAGGGCAGGTAAACGCCTTTGTCTTGTAGATAGTAGAACTGTTTGCTTTCACAGCAGCCTTGAACTCTGCAGGTGTTTCAGTAAAATTAAATAGGTCTGCCCACTCCTTCTTGTTGTGTATACGTCTACTGAAAACTACCTGAGACATCTGCTCTGGTGAGTTAGCATTGATAGGTGTGTCACCCATAAGCCCACGTATCTTCTTTTGTAGTCTGTCTTCTATGTCTGCTTTCTCTCTTTCAAACTCTTCCTTTACTCGCCCAAGCTCCGAAAGATCAACCTTGACTCCTTGCATGTACAACTCTGTGAGGGTTCTGCATGTGTCGAAGGTGACACGTTTGACGGCAGCAAGGGACTCTGATTCTGGTTTGGAATAGTCTGATTCGATACTGTGGAACAACTCACAAGTTGTGAGCAGATCATGCCTAAGATAAAGGCTAAGCTGAGATAGATTGGTTTCATTTGTGTTTATCCCTTTCTTTAGACAGGCAGATAAGTAGTCCTCTTTCTGCTCTGCTAAGTTTCTACGGATAGCACAAGCCGATAAGCTGACAGGTATCTTCTGTCCTCTTGCCAGTATGTACTCTGCTAACATAGTGTCATATATAGCTCCTTCATATTTAAAGCCGCACTCCCACAGCCACATCAGATCATGCTTAGCATTGTGCATAATCAAAAGGGTAGTCATGTCAAGGATGTCTTGAATAAGTTTTCTACCAGAGCCAGACACATCCTTATGTTCTACATGATCAAGTGTTACAATATGTAACTCTTCTTTGTTATCTGCATTGACAATCCCCACCTGTGTAAGAGTATTGTTAGGTTCAAAGGGATCGTTGTGTATCTTACCATCACGCCATGTGACGCTGTTCTCAACATCTAATACAAGTCTCATGTCTACGTCCTATGCAGTGTATAGTGATCTACCACCGTCCAACTCACAGTGAATGACCCCATGGTATCCACCCTTTAGTTTATTCTTTGCTATGTTCAAGTGCCGTTGTGTGTCTCCTTCCTCTGCACCTTCTACCATAGGGTTCTTAGATATTAACACCATTAGGTCTGCCTCTGCTGCCTTGCCTGTCTTACTTCCTTCCATCATAGACTGATCAACAAACACCTTACCTTCTGCTACAGCAGATAACTGTGACATCCAGATCACACAACAATCATACTGTTTTGCAATGTTACGTGCGTGTATTGCAGCATCCTTGAGATATATGTCTGACTTGTCTGTGTTCTTTGTAGCAAACTTATCGCCCATGTCTAGCACTACAATGTCAGGCTTCTCATTCTTAACAATAGCCTCAACCCATTGCATATCTTTGTTAGTGCTATCCTTGATACGTATGTTCTTACGCACAGGTTCATATCTACTACGTGCTAATGCGACATTCTGACGCACCTCATCCATGTTCATGTTACATGCAGCACTTAGGTAGCGTGAGCCTACACGTTCATAACTCTCTTCATTACACAACACAATACACTTAGCACCTTGAGATGCCCAACCACCTGCCCCTGCTATAAGGGATGCGTGAAAAGAAGTCTTACCAGTATTGGGACGAGCGCCGACCAACAACAGATGACCACCGCTAACGCCTTCCACCTTCCTACGGAGACTTGGAATGTTAAACTTCCATTGGGTTTCAAGATCGTTGGCAGTAAGTAGTGTGTCAATGCTAATGTCATCCCACTCAACACGGAGATTAGGAGTAAAGTCATCTTTGTAATCCTCTAGTAATCTACGTAGCGGCTCAAGACTATTCTCTGTACCGTTCACAAAGTCAAAGCCAAGGTTAGCTACACGATCACCTACGTGTTGCTGAAACAACTGAGACAATGTGTCCTCTGCTATCTCGTCCTTGATTGGTTGTGCGTTACTGATACGTCTGAATAAATCGTCGTATGCTGTACGTGTGGCTGTTGTCATGCTCTGGTTCATACGGTTGAACACTGCCTGTAAATCATCTGCAGACAAGTCTCCATCATATGCTTCCATAGCTGCGTCTAGTGCTTGCTTTATCTTACGGACATCCTTAGTGAATATCTTGTCGGGACACCGTATACCTTTGTGTTGATCATAGAAGTCTCTACTTAGTAGAGTTTTGACCAAGGCCAGTTCCATCATATTGTCTTCCTCTCATTAGTCTGTGCATACCCTCTGGTGTACTAAGGGATGCAGTTATATCCAGTAGCTGTTGGTATGTCAAGATCAACATTTGATATGCCTCAAAATCTGTATCCCACTGACGTATATATACCACAGCATCATCACCTATGATAACTTCAACGTCCTCATGCTTCCCGGTTTCATCAAGGCTACATATTATAGATGCGTCTGGTTCAAACTCAACAGTAAACATACTACTTATCCTTTGATCTTTGGGTTACGCTCTTAGACATTGGCCTTATATAAGGAACAACTCTTCCTGTGTTCCATCTCTTAGCTTCCTCTTCTGCTTCGTTTTTGTTGTTGAACACCCACACTTTGTGATCCTCTGTCCAAGGGTTCTCCTTACGGACATAGGTAAACTCGCCTAGTTCAATCTCAATCTCTACTACATACGGCATTAATGTCTCCCTGTACCAAGTGCCATCCACGACACAGGAAATAACTCATGCATCTTGAGGCTGATTTGATTAGCTACCTCTTGTGTCTCAGCTTGAGTGTCACTGGCACAACGCAGTAGGCACATATCAGAGAAGGCATCTAGTGACCCTGACCAGTACCACTCAGTCATGGTGCTTTGGGGCAACACCATACGTGCTTGCTCTGGGCAGACGCCCATGTCAAGAAGACCTGTATATAAAACCATTAACCCTGCGTAATCGTCCTCTATCTGATCGTATGTATTCCATTGATGAGGTGGCTCTTTAGAGGCTGCTACAGCTTTACCTGTGTTTGGTTTTGAAAAGGCTAGTTCAATCTTATAGTCTTCAATCTTCACCTCACCTTCACTGCCCTGCTTCTTGTCTTCACTGCGTCCACGCCATACGTCAGGTAGATAGAACTCAGGTTCACTGTCCACATACCTACGGCTAATCTCATTCCAACGTAAGAACTTATGCTTGACTAGCTGACGTGCCACAAACACAGGTGCTTTGACATGGAAGGTAGCAAAGGCATGACCAAAGGGTGACATATGTTTGTGCTTTGCTAGGTAGTACACTAGCTTGGTGTCACGATCAGACAGGCCAGACTCCTGACCAATAGAGGGGTGTTTCCAATCAGCCTTCTTACCAAAGGATACCCTAGCTGCATTAACGACAGACAGATCACTGCCCATGTGGTCTATATGTGTTACTGTAATCATACCAAGCCTTTCAATTTAGTTATATCCTCTGGTCTGCGATACTTAATATCATCAGACACATTCATAGCTATGGTCTTTGTTCCTGTCCATAACTCTATCTCTCTGCGATACTCTATGGTCTTATATACTGCGTCTGGATCAAGTGCAATAATTATATTATCATACTCAGATATTTTCTCCATGTGCTTAGGTGTAAGTGATGTACCTAGAATAGCTATACCTGTGATGTCAGGTACTTCCTGCGCTGCTACAATAGCTGACACTACATCCTCTACTATAAGAGCAGTGCTACCTGTACCACTGGTGTAGTATCCTGCCTTACCTGTGTAGCGATACCACTTAGGTTGTTTCTTTACACCCACTGCTCTACCTACAGCATCAATGATACGCCCCTTGTGTCGTATAGGAAACACTACACGCTGCTGCACTAGGTCATACATAAGATCATCCGTAGGTAAACCCCAACGCTTAACAAATCTGTGAAACTCTGGGTGTTCTGTGTTAGGTTGTACCATGTAGGCAGGTATTTCCATAGTCTCTACTTCTTTCTCAGGCTCTTCCTGTCTAGGTGATAGCCGCATCATTATCTCTGCTGCTGTCATGTCTGTGTTGTATAGCCCACCCACCTTGCACATCAGCTTGAAGCAGTTGTACTTGAGTGTACCATAGTCGTTGTATGCAGTGAAGGTATTCTTACCACGGCACTCAGGGCAGTTGCCTCTATAGCTTTCGCCATCACGCAAGCCTAAGCCATCTACGTATTCACGAATGTTCATCCTCATTATTACCTCTGGTTGCTAGAGCCTTTGATGCACCACTCAATGTGTTCACCATGTAAGGACGCAGTGATGCCATATTCTTATGGCCTGTCACCTGCATAATCTCTGTCATGTTTGCACCACCTTCCATCATCTCAGTCACAGCAGTACGCCTCAAGTCCATGCCAGTAAGTTCATGTGGTAGATTAGCTTCTTCTAGTACCTCATTGATAAGTGGCGATATTTCTTCTTTGTTGTATGGTGTGTATGCACCTGCCCTTGGCTTAACTCTTGGCGCTACATAATCTTGAAACCCAAAGTCTTCCTTCTGTTGTTGCAGCATCTTACACAAATCAGATGCGATTGGCAAGTGTACTTCTGCATTACGTTTACTTTGTGTGATGTCAAGGCGACACCCATCTAAGTCTAGTGCATCCCATGTAAGCAGACGCATATCACCTAAGCGCTGACCCCAATCGTATGCCATGTGTAAGATCAGACCTATGCTGCGCCAACTGTAATTACTGTAAGCCGTTGAAAGAAAAGTAGAAATCTGATCACGTGTCCAGAATACTCTGCGATCCTTTGATGCCTCTGCTTTTATTAAACTAACAGGATTGTGTGACATAACGTCATAGCGCATTGCATTTTTCCACGCAGCAGAAAGAACATCCCGGCGATAATTAGCTGAACGTATACCTGTCTCAGTCCATGTCTCATATGCCTGTGTCAGGTGACGCACCTTTATACTTTTTAATGTGTAATCCCCAAGACGTTTACCTTCCACTACTGTATTGCATACGACACCTAGCTGATACTCATAGTCTTTCTGAGTTGTACCACTCAGCTTAGCAAACTTTCTTGAGTTCAGATAAAAGTCTACAACAACTTGTAGCCTAGCATTTTTCTTGGGGATGTTCATGTTACCATTGTCTCCTTGTTTTCCAGTAAGACCAACACCTACTGCAGTGATCCTTACCTAGTATCTTATCTATAAGCCAACTGATATTAGGCTTACCGTTTCTTTTCCACTCCCAATTCCTCGCTGAGAATGTCTGGTTTAGCTTGCCGCCTAGTATCACGTTCATCAGTACGCTTGTCGCTATCAGTATCTTCTTTAGGTAGCTTACCAACCCAATGCGTAACATCATCATAGGGGTCATTCTCCTTTGACATTTTTATACCACAGATACAGGAAGCCACAGACATAAGCAAAGGCTACCGCCAGTGGCAATGCATGCATCAGAATAGTGGATACCATTTCTCACCTCGCTCTACATAAGTGTTGACATCTTCTAGCTCTAGCTCAAGAGCATACACATCTTCACCTTCCCATAGGTTGTTGTCAATCTGACGCAGTAAAGAGTTCTGATACTCTGCTGCAGGTACGATATAGTCTGTATTGTAGTCACTCATTTACTTCTACCTTCATCTTAGGAAAGAACTTCTTATACTTTGCTATCCATCTTTCCGCTTCATACTTACTTTTAAAACTGTGATAGCAGAATACTTCACCACTACTATCATACAGCATGAGCTTATAGTTAAGATACATCTGTGTCAAGACCCTTCTGCTATAGCAGGGAATGCAGAGCGTAGCTTCCACTCTGAACAATCTAATGCACGTGCATCATCCAGTGTCAAGTCTAGCATCTCACGTAAGCTATTCTCTGCATCACGCACAGCCTTATACGCAAACTCAATAGCATCACGCTGCTCTTGGGTTAGGTGATCAGTAGCTGCATTCTTTTCTGCATTGGCTGCATCACGTTGCTCTTGCCATGTAGTATGGCTATCTGCGATTTCTTCTGGTGTCATTGGTTTGTCTCCTTCGCCATAAATTCTTTCACCGTATATGTTACTTCTTCTATTTGTGCATAAACAGCCTTCCAATCCCAATACTCATATAGTTCTAGGGCATACTCTTTAAACCATTCCTCAAGGCGATCATCGTCATAGTAAGCCCACTGAGAGGGCAACTGTTCAGTTAAGTAATGTCCAGATATTGCAGCAAATAGTTCGTTATGTTCTGTGTCTGTCATTGGTTCATCCTATACTCATAGTTGTAGTTATACTCAGCGTCTAGATACATCCAAGCACTTTCATACGCTGCATCCCAACTGGTATGATAACCTGTGTCTATATCATCATCAGCTATGCACCTAGCCCAATGATTAAGGCTAGGCTCATGGTTTATATTTAATTCTTCTTGCATCTTAGTCCATCCTTGTTATGAAGTGACCATCATCAGTCGGGATTGCTACGATACCATAAGGGAAGCAGTAAGCATAGCCCTTTGATGTCATAATCCTGCCAATCCAATCAAGGTCTTCATCATCTTCATAGCTGCTGACATATGTACCACTGTCAGATACACTACCGCCCATCTTGTACAGTTGACCAAAGCCGTAGTTGTCTTGCATGTACTGCACCATATCCTCTTTATAGTCTAGCCATGAATACTGCCATTCGCTAAACCATACACCTATCAATCCCATCCACTCACCTAGTTGTGGCCTAGTGTATTGGGGATGTGCTTCTGTGTTTAACTCAATCATGCTACTTTCTCCTTGCTAAACATACTCTTGGCCTGACTGTCTGATAGCTTCCACTTGCTGTCCGTTGTCAGGCTTGCAACAATCCATGGATACTTCTTAGCTTTGCTTTTGTAGCTATGCAATGTGACACTTTGTCCATTGATCTTAGCGATCTTGTTTGTGTCAAGCTGCATATTATCTGCCCAAAAACTCATAGCACTTTCTTCTTGTGTCACTGCGCCTTGCTTCACTAGCTTGACTGTATACTTAGCCTCGCCACCGTCATAGGTACAGTTACCTACATTGATTGTGGCATCAATGTCAAGCGCATCTAGTGCATCCTGCATTGCTACACGAATTGCTTTTAGTTCTTCTCTGCTAAACGTTGTCATTGGTTTGTCTCCTCTATTTCCTGTATTGTAAAGTCGCTATCATTAAGTATTTCTTCTGCGTCCATGTCTCTCACTTGCATTTCAGCATCATACTTACTAGAAGCTTCTACCTCGTAAGAGTTACGGACAGTTACATATACTATGTACTTCATACTGTCTCCATTTCTTCTACTGAGTTAAACTCATACACCGCCTGTGCAAAGCCTCTCGGCGTAGCACTGCGTATGTTCTTGGTCTTCATGCTCTTACCACCTAGCTTTAGGTGCTGTCTACTGTGTCCTAGCTCTGGTTCTACTGGATCAGTCCAAGGCATAGTAAACCCATTGCCTGTCCAAAGGCAAGTCTTCTTTGGGTACGCATCTTTCGGTGCGATATAGTCAGGCCACACTGGATGTGTCGCTTGATCATCTGGTATGTATCCACCATACTCATAAGGGTGGAACGAATAGTCAGGCTTGCGCCACTTGGTAGCCAATACTGACACAGGATTTTCTATGAAGTATGGCACACCTAAGTTTTGAAACAACTCGCTGCACCAAACCGCATAATTAACTGCACGTTCTTGGAACTTAGGGTCACGCTCTGCCTTGCGCTTGAAGTGTGCTGCACCTGATACAGCCATGTCAGTACAGACAGGGAATGCCATAGCGAATACTACATTCTTGTTTTGGAAACGCTGTTGTAGATTCCATATGCTACGCTTGTCGTGTAAGTCTTTACCCTCATACCTAATGAAACCGCCACTGTCGAAACCTTGTAGCTTACCAACAGGTGAATGTTGTATGTCAAAGGCAGAGCAATGGTATCCTGCTTCTGCCCATGGCTTCAATGCTTCACCTGTGTAGTCATACAAACTAATCACTATACCCTTGCTCATAACGCTGTGTCCCATTCTTCCTGTGTTATGCCTGTCTTGATAAACTCTCTCTCATGTGTTGTCAAGTGTGGCATCGCCTCTTGGATTAGCATTCCGTTATGCCATGCTTCGAGTTGCTCTAAGGTCACATCAATATCCATAGTGGATACGTTACCTGTCAGCATAGATTCCATAGTGATTTGCATTGTCTCTCTCCTGTCAAATCTTACCTTTTAATAACTCGCCTATCAAGTGCAAGCTATCGTCTAGCTTTTTCACTGTGTCTTCATGTACAGTAGAAAAGTAGAAATCGTCAAGCTCTTTTAGCTTTTCTTTTGCAGAGACACAATCATGCCATGCCCCTGCTAAGATTTCTCTGTTCATATGTGTTAGCATCTATAGCCTCTTTTATTTTATTTAGCTCACGCAGTAGTATAGTAAGTGAACCATTGTAGGGCAACGGATCACCAGAAAAATCATCACATATTCCATTGCCCAAGTTAAGTATTTCTTCAATGCTATTGCCTTGATCATACTGATTTTGCGCTATTGAGATAGTGTGGCCTTTGTAGGCCACTCTAATGTTGTTTATATCATGTGCCATAATCAACCTGCAAAGTGGTGAAACTTGCGTTCAGTAGAGCGATTAGGCTTGCGCTCAATGTAAACGCTGCGCTTACCTAAGTGCAGTCCTGTCATGCAGTCCTTGCGAGTAATGCCAACACGGTTTAGAAACTTGCGCTTACGTGTTAAGCCTTTGACACCTGCAAAGTTAAAGCGATAGCCTTGTGTGCCATCATTGAGCGGTTTAGTTGCGAATAGTACAAACATTTTTTGTCTCCTTTATGTTTGTTGTGTCTATAGTTCTTGCATAGACTGGTTTTGTTGTCAAGAATTAATTTATACGTTATGAATGCGCTTCCATGTCACCCATGTAGCGGCTTGCATTTCGTATGCGGTCATGCCGTGTTTTTTACCTGCTCGACTATAACAGGTCTGTAAATCTTGTCTTAGTTTTTTGCCAATGTTCGGCACTTCCTGCATTGTGCGGCGATCATTGTTAGCAATGCACCAAGCATGTCCATCAATGACACACACATCCTCGCCCATGATGCAGTAGAAAAAGTCCGTGATCTTAGCACCGTTCAAGATGAATGCAGTATCATCATTATTGTGTGGCATACTAGTCAAGATAGACCAAGCCTTGTCACGCATGGTTTTGTATGTACACGGCCTGCAGTCTTCGACGTATCCACCTGCAGTAAAAGTATGCAGCATATCATATGCATCTTTTAAATTGCGTTCCCATTTATTAGTAGGACTAAGCGCAGCGATAACGCCGACTACAATATGCAAAGGCAATTCTAGATAGTCAGCCATTTCTTGTGCCTTGCTCTTAGCGTCAGCGTACCATGTCAAACCGTGATCAATCTCTGACTGCGTAGCCTGATTGAAAACTTTCAAGATGTTTCTAGTGTACTGTGTCATGTCTTATCCTCTTGCATGTTTCAGATGATTACCATAAGCAATAAATATCTCATCCAATGTTTCTGCCCAATAGACAAAATTACCATTGCATTTTAAGATAAAATTTCCACCGTTTCCGTGTCGTTCTTTATGCACAGTAAACTTGTGTGGTAGCGTGTACAGTGTCATTATTCTATACCTTTCAAAGCATAGGTTGCTTTAACTTCAAATATTTTACCTGTCAAGCCTTTATCATAGCCATTGTGACTCTCTTCTGACAAGGCACATTCAGCAGATGCAAAAGACCAATGCTTTTCATAGTCATTTACATCTTGGATGTCACTATCATCTTCAAACCATTTTCTGACAATCCAAAAGGTTTCGCTTTGTGTATTGTTATCCATGTCTCACCTCTTTTGAAACTGTATTTAGTAAGACGCATCTAATTATAATTTATCCCATATGTCAAGTATATGCAGCTTTGAACTGTTAGACTAGATGCGTCCAAGAAATACAACGTCTAGGGAAAGCTTTCTCTGTGTCTCTCTCTGCTACCTGATTTGCACAGCCTAGACTTTCCCGCTACGGCACGACTATCAATACGGCTCTACAATGTACAAAGCCCACAACGGCGCTAAGAGGATCAACTAATATTCCGTAGGCTGTACGTGGCGCTTTTCTTTAGACGCTCTTTCGTTGCATTCCCAGCCATGGGGAAAATCCACAATGTGTATTCAGTCTTGTTTATTTTCGTCTTGTAGTCAAGTCTTTTCTTTTTACCAATGCAGGACTAGCTTACACCTGCAGAGCTTGTATAGGTCAAGGCAAACGTCATGGCTCTAGGCTCGGCTTGCTGATTTGACTTTCCATCTTGTACCCCTAGCATGAGGGATACAAAAAAGACTGTCAAGGATTATTTTGCTCTTAGTTCTGCCAATAATTCTTTTTTAGTTTTTACTCTTAGTTCTAGCATTTTTTCGCATGTCAGTCTGCCCCAATAATCTAGCGCCTTGATCCGTTCATCTAGTTCTATTCTATCTACCTTTGTCATTTTGTGATCCTCTTTGGTTTGTGTTTCGTTTTGCTTGAGACAATTTAGACCAGATATTTAAAAACCGTTCAAGCCCTAAAATGAACTATTTTATAAGTCATTGAAAACAAAGCGTTTTATTTAGTGAATCAAAACCGGGTTCGCCTTTTGTTCTACTTTGTTCCGTGGTTTTGTTTGGTGTTGGTAATTCGTTTATGGTTTGTTCTGTTTTGGGTTTGCTCTTGGTTGGTTTGTTATAATGTAACATTTATATTTTTATATTTATAATGAATGACGGAATGCTGCAGCGTTTTGTGATCACATTTTATAGGGGTATGCTTTTTTGTGATCACATTTGGATAGGCGGTCTGTGTTTTTGTGCATCCATTTTGGTTTTGTGATCACAAACCTGAAATGTGACATATTTACAACACCTTTTTAGCCTGAATTGAGGATATATCAGTTATAAAATGCAATAAATACAATGACTTAGAGTAAAACACCGCAGAAAAACAACAGCGACAACAAAAAAGAGTGGGGCGGCGAGCGCCATGGGGGGTATATACGCTACGTGTATATGTACAAGCACACAGAAGTGATTTTTGAAACGGCTTATTTTATGTATATACAGTGACAGATTGTCGCACTTAGCTAAATAAGCGCTTGACACAGGCTGATATATGTGTATAACTGCGTAGCAGTAGCAGGGTATAGTTAAACTTTAAGTGTTTTAACTTAATCAAGTAATAAATAAAAGATAGTTTAACTAAATAAAGAGTGTTGCAAATAAGATAGTGGACATAGGTAGAGTTTAACTAGAAAGTTTAACTATTCCCTTGACAAACTCTTCTTATATCTGTATACTAATTACAGTAACACAATAATAAACGTAACAAATAAGTGTTACACTGGTACGTGTCACGAATATATGTGTCACTCTTCCTCATGTCTCCTCCTCTCACACGTAAGTTTGCGACACGTACCTTTATTTTTTAATATAAGGTATTGACTTTGAAGAAAAGACAAGTAAAACTATATGCATCAGATAACGTAATAGAAGAGTTTTACTCTGCCTTAGTATCAGAAGACAGTAAAGCTCTAAGACGTATACACATTCCTAAGTCTGACGTATTCTATGTACGTGCAGCAATAGAGAGTGACACAGGAGTGCGTTACACTCTAGACCACGTAGAGAGAGCTATGTACTTAGAGGGTTGGATAGAGCGTAAAGACGTGTTAGACCCTGACAGAGAGCGTGAAGGTATTGGATAGATGGCAACAACTAAAGATGTAGAACGTCTTCCTAGCGGTAAGCTGAAGTATCGTGGAGAGACTTACCCCGGATACAACAAACCTAAGAAGACACCGGGTGGTGCTAAGAAGTCTGCTGTGTTAGCTAAGAAGGGCGACCAAGTAAAGGTTGTACGCTTCGGTGATCCTAATATGTCTATCAAGAAAGATCAACCTAGTAGGCGCAAATCCTTCAGAGCAAGGCACAACTGTGATACAGCGACAGATAAGTTCACAGCAAGGTACTGGTCTTGTAAGGCTTGGTGATATTATGAAGGCAACACTGTTAGCACACTTTCCGTTGCCTTATATGCCATTTGATACACACAAGAATATCGTGTTTGAAAGTGGGAAGAGTGAGAAAGAGACAAGGGTAGAGGAAACACATAAGGCTGTAGACAAGAAAGCATACTTGTATAGACACGAAGTTCCTTATGCTTACCACCCACATCATAAAAATAAGCAGCCAGAGGGGTTGCTAGTAGACTTTGTGGTAGCATGAATGGTAGACCCATTAACTATATTTGCAGGTGTGAAGGCAGGGATAGCTGCAGGTAAAGAGATAGCATCTCTAGCTAAGGACTTAGGTTCACTCTTTGATGCTATTGACTCAGCTAAGTCTGATCACGACAAGAAGAAGAGTAGCCCCTTCTCGTCAGCTAATGAAGAGGCTCTTGATACGTTTGTAAAGCGTAAGCAAGCAGATGACATAGAAGAGCAGCTAAGGGCTATTGTAATATCTACTAGGGGCTTCTCAGCATGGAATGAGCTTCTTGCCTTACGTAAAGACATACGTGTACAGAAGAAGAATGACCTAGCAGCTAAGAAGAAGAAACAAGAAGCGCTAATGGAACAGATATTAATTTATGGTAGCGTAATATTAATACTTGCATTTATCTCAGGATTTGGTATACTAGGATTGATGCACTACACAGGTAGGTTATAATGGCTAAGTCTACACCTAAAGACCCTGCTCTTTGGTCACGTGCTAAGGCAGCAGCTAAGAAGAAGTTTAAAGTATACCCATCTGCTTACGCTAATGCTTGGGCTTCCAAGTGGTACAAGGAAAAAGGCGGTAAGTGGAAGGGTGGCAACAACAAGGTGGCATAATAATGGCTAAAGGTGTTAAGCATTACTTTAAGGATGGCACAGAGCATAAGGGTGGTATGCACAAGATGCCCAATGGACAGCTACACTCAGGTAAAACGCACGGTAAAACCAGTAAGCGTTTGTATCACTTTAATGAACTAAGTGCTACAGCCAAGAAGAAAGCCAAGAAGTAATGGCTAAGCGTGGTGGTCTTGGACAGTGGTTTGATGAGAAGTGGGTAGACGTTAAGACAGGCAAGCCATGTGGCAGAAAGTCTGGCGAGAAGCGTAAGTCCTACCCTGCCTGTAGACCTGCAAAGGTAGCCTCTAAGATAAGCAAGAAAGAGGCACAAAAGAAAACTGGACCTAAGAGAGTTAAGTGGTCTACAACAGCATCAGGAAAAAAGAGGAAAGCATAATGATGAACAAAGGCATGAAAGCACTAAAGAAAGAAGCACCAGAAGTAGCTAAGAAGATGGGCTACGCCTATGGTGGTATGGCTAAGAAGAAGGGTTACAACAAAGGTGGGTACGCAAAGTGTGGCGCATCTAATCCAACAAAGCGGAAAGCAAAATGAGCAGAAACAAGTACTATCACAAGTATGAGAAGCAACTTAACAAGGCAGGGTACACAGTAGACGCAGAGGGTTATGTATGGGATGCCTCTGGTAATCAGGCTGCAGGTGAAGATACATACGGTAACGTACAAAGTAAAGACCCTAACGTAACAGACATCTGTCGTATTGCAGAAGAGTCTGGTATCCTTAATAAGATCAAGAAAGCTGTGAAGCCTAAGAAGAAAATGAAACGTGCAAGGAATGACAAAGGCCACTACGTTGCAGATGACCCTAATACCCCAGAGAATGAAGCGTGGGTAGAGGATAAAGGGTAGCGGCTATGCAAAGAATGTATCTACTCTAGCGCTAACAAATGTGTATAACTATCTCCGCACACTAACAAAAAGGAGATGGTGCAATGAAAGCATTCTTTAAACGCCGTTGGGACAACCACTGCAAAAGACAACAGAAACGTGCAGACTATATTCTGCTAAATACATTGAGTGAACGTGAGCTACGTGACATAGGTATAAGCCGCTCACAAATACAAGGAATCGTTTATGGCGAGAACACTGACGGAAAAGCAACAACTGTTTCTTGAGGTACTATTTGATAGTGCAGGGGGTGACGTTGTAGCTGCTAAGAAACTAGCAGGGTATGGTGATAACTCTAGCACTTCCGCTATTGTCGATTCTCTAAAAGATGAGATTGCTGAAAAGACACGCACTTACTTTGCTCGTACTGCACCTAAAGCAGCTATGGCTATGGTAGGTGCTTTGTATGACCCTACAGAGCTAGGTATTAAAGAGAAGATGGTTGCGGCTAAGGACTTGCTTGACAGGGCAGGGCTTGGTAAAGTAGACAAAGTAGATGTAACATCAGGCGGCGGTATCTTTTACTTGCCGCCCAAAGAAGGTGATAACGAATAGTACCACAAAGAGAGCTAGGCTTCTGGCAACTACCAAAGCCACCCAAGAACCACGACAAAGAATGGCATGAAATAGTAAGAGTAACCAAGAAGATACCCTTCGGTTATGAGGTGCATCCAGAGAACGACAAGCTGCTTGTACCAATTATTTCAGAACTTGAAGCGTTAGAGCTTGCTAAACGACATCTTTTACAGTATAGTTACAGAGCAGTAGCTAACTGGTTAAGCAAAGAAACAGACCGCTACATATCACATATGGGTCTAAAGAAGAGAATAGAAGTTGAGCAAAGACGTAAAAAAGCAGCTACAATTAAGCGTAAGTTTGCCAAGTGGCTCGAAGAAACCCTTGAGGAAATCGAAAAGCTCGAAACGCAAGGGGTCGGGGCATACTCAGAAGGAAGTAGAGACAGTTGAAACAGTCGTTACCCCCCAAGAGACTGTACCTGCTCAAGTAGCTGCGCCTGAGTTTGATGTGGAAGAAGCACAGGATATTGTCTTCAAACCAAACCCCGGCCCTCAGACGTTATTCCTGAGTGCGTCAGAGCGTGAGGTTTTATATGGTGGTGCAGCAGGTGGCGGTAAATCATACGCTATGCTTGCTGATCCACTACACGGTTTAAACGATCCTAACTTTTCAGGGTTGTTAGTACGACACACTACAGAAGAACTAAGGGAACTCATACAAAAATCTCAGGAGTTATATCCTCGTGCTATTCCGGGTATTAAGTGGTCAGAGCGTAAATCTCAATGGATTTCTCCCAGAGGGGGTAGGCTATGGATGTCGTACCTCGACAAGGACATGGATGTCACAAGATACCAAGGTCAGGCTTTTAACTGGATTGGATTTGACGAGCTTACTCAATGGCCTACACCTTACGCTTGGGATTATATGAGGTCACGTTTACGTAGTGCAGCATCTAGAGAACTAGGGCTGTACATGAGAGCAACAACAAACCCCGGCGGTGCAGGACATGCTTGGGTTAAGAAGATGTTTATTGATCCTTCCCCTGCAGGTAAATCTTTTTGGGCTACCAATGTTGAAACTAGCGAAACCATTACGTACCCTAAAGGACACAGCAAAGAAGGTCAGCCTTTATTTAAGCGTAGGTTTATTCCTGCGTCTTTGTTCGACAACCCCTACCTGTCAGAAGAGGGAGACTATGAGGCAATGCTCTTATCTCTCCCAGAGCATCAACGGAAGCAACTCCTTGAGGGAAATTGGGACATCAACGAAGGAGCAGCATTTCCTGAGTTTGACAGAACTACCCACGTTGTCGAACAGTTTGAAATCCCTGACAGTTGGGTTAGGTTCAGGGCTTGCGATTATGGCTACGGCAGTTACACTGGTGTCCTCTGGTTTACTATTGCTCCTGATGAACAACTAATAGTCTACCGTGAAATGTATGTATCAAAAGTTACTGCATCTGACTTAGCAGACATGATACTAGAAGTAGAGGCACATGACGGTGGTATGAGATACGGTGTGCTTGACTCCTCTTTATGGCACAACCGTGGCGACACTGGCCCGTCACTAGCGGAACAAATGAACATGAAGGGATGTCGTTGGCGACCTTCAGACCGTTCCAGAGGGTCACGTGTCGCAGGTAAAAACGAGATACATAGGCGTTTACAAATAGATGAGTTCACTGAAAAGCCTCGCCTTGTATTTATGGATAACTGTACTAACACTATAGCACAACTTCCTAGTATTCCTCTGGATAAGAAAAACCCAGAAGATGTAGATACCAAAGCAGAAGACCACTTGTATGATGCGCTTCGTTATGGTATAATGACAAGACCACGTAGCAGCATTTGGGATTTTAATCCTGCAACACAGCGCACAGGCTTCCAAGCCAGTGACACAACATTCGGGTATTAAGAATGGCAGAACAAGAAGAGATGTTTGAGACAGATGAAGTCATTGCTGCAGAAGACAGTACTGACAGTATCTTTGAGGAAAAGTCTGGCGTAGTAGCATTTGTTGAAGAACGCTACCGTCGAGCAGAGGATGCACGTGACGCAGATGAAACTAGATGGCTACGAGCCTACAGAAACTATAGGGGTTTGTACGGATCAGATGTACAGTTCACTGACACAGAAAAGTCACGTGTGTTTGTTAAGGTTACTAAGACTAAAACCTTAGCAGCGTATGGTCAGATTGTAGATGTACTGTTTGGTAATAACAAGTTCCCTATGTCAGTCAATCCTTCTGTACTACCAGATGGCGTAGCTGAGTCTGTACACATTAACATTGACCCTAATGCTACAGCAGCAGGAGAGCAACTTAATGCTGCAACAGAACAGAAACCTGCTACACCTTATCTTATTGATGGAGACACTAAGCTACAACCGGGAGAAACATTAGTTGATCTGCAGTCACGCTTAGGTGGTATTAGTTCTAAACTAGAATCTGTATCTGATAAGATTGTTGAGGGTGACGGTACTACACAGACTACAGTAACATTCCATCCTGCTATGATTGCAGCTAAGAAGATGGAGAAGAAGATACATGATCAGCTACAGGAGTCAGGCGCTTCTGTACATCTACGCTCCATGGCATTTGAGATGGCTCTGCTAGGCACAGGTGTTATGAAAGGGCCATTCGCTGTAGATAAGGAATACCCTAACTGGAATGATGAAGGGGAGTACGACCCTGTAGTTAAGACTGTTCCTGAGTGTAGCCACGTAAGCGTATGGGATTTCTACCCTGACCCAGAGGCTAAGTCTATGGATGACGCTGAGTACGTTGTAGAGCGTCACAAGATGTCACGTACACAACTACGTGCGCTAAAGAACCGTCCCTACTTTATGGATGATGCAGTTCAACTAGCTGTAGACAAAGGACCAGACTACACCCAAAAGCATTGGGAAATGTCTATGGAAGATGATGACACTCAGCCTACCTCTGAGCGTTGGGAAGTCCTAGAGTTTTGGGGATATGTAGATATTGATGTTCTAAAAGAGCATGGCGTGTCTATTCCATCTGAGTTGTCTGAATTAGACGAGGTAAACTGTAACGTATGGATTTGTAACGGTGAGGTACTACGCTTTGTACTTAACCCATTCAAGCCTACACGTATCCCTTACTACGCTGTACCTTATGAGCATAACCCTTACTCATTCTTTGGGGTAGGTATTGCAGAGAATATGGATGATACACAGACCCTTATGAATGGGTTTATGCGTATGGCAATAGATAATGCTGCCCTTTCGGGTAACTTAATCATTGAGGTTGATGAGACTAACCTTGTGCCGGGACAGGATATGTCTGTGTATCCCGGAAAAGTGTTTCGTAGACAGGGTGGTGCAATGGGTCAAGCCATCTTCGGCACTAAGTTCCCTAACGTAGCAAGTGAAAACATGCAACTCTTTGATAAGGCTAGGGTATTAGCAGATGAAAGTACTGGCTTCCCTTCTTTTGCACATGGTCAAACTGGTGTATCGGGTGTGGGCAGAACGGCATCTGGTATTAGTATGCTCATGTCTGCTGCTAATGGTTCTATCAGAACTGTTGTAAAGAACGTAGATGATTATCTCATTCGCCCTTTAGGTAAAGCATTCTTTTCTTTCAATATGCAGTTTGACTTTGATGAGTCTATTCGTGGAGACTTGGAAGTAAACGCTTCTGGTACAGAGAGCTTGATGGCTAACGAAGTACGCAGTCAACGTTTAATGCAATTTTTACAGGTTGCACAGAATCCAGTACTTGCACCTTTCGCAAAAATGGATTATATTATACGTGAGATTGCAAAGAGCATGGACCTCGACCCTGATAAGGTTACTAACTCCATGCAGGATGCAGCCATACAAGCGGAGATACTAAAAGGATTTCAAGCACCTGCGCCTACACCAGAGCAAGGCGTACCTTCACCAGAAGGACAAGGACCACAGGCTGTAGCAGATACATCAGGTGGTGGTGGATCACAAATAGGTATAGGTACTGCACCTACACCGGGCGAACAAGGATTTACAGGTAATGAGCCTCAAGCAATGGGTTAATGATAAGAACGCTATGGAAGACTTTATTCAACACATAGACGATCAAATCTATATTCAGCATAAGATGATGGAACAGGCTAATGACCATACATCTGTATATAGGGCGCAGGGTGCTATCTTTCAACTGAGGAAGATGAGACTATTAAAGGAGACTGTCAATGGCGGTTGATGATCAAACGGAAGAGGCTCTAGGTTACGCTGCAGAAGGCGCTAAGTATGCACAAGAGTATACCCCAAAAGATGTAACCCTAAAGGATGCCGCTACGTTTGTCGCACAAGCTACACCTATAATAGGTGATGCTATGGCAGCCAAAGAAGTATATGATGAGTTACAGAAAGATGACCCTAATTACTACTTAGCAGGTGCGTTAGGTGGTGCTGCAGTTATAGGTCTTGTGCCGGGATTAGGTGACGCTGCAGCTAATGCGATAAGGGCAGGTGCTAGAAAAGTTGTAGATATAGGTAAGCGCATTGAGGTTGACCCTAATACTGTAGGATCATTAGGTGGTAACATTAAGTTAAAGCCACCTGTAGAAGAAGCTACACCAAAGCTTTCTAATATCGAATACCAAAAGAAGATGGCTGAGTTTGATAAATCAGAAACTGCTGATGATTGGCAAAACACTGTTAGCGCATATGTAACGGAATCAAGAGATGTTAATCCTACTGTACGAACACCTGAACTAGAAGATTCAACTAAAGATTTAATTGACGGTAAGATTACTAGAGAGCAGCACTTACAGAACGTAGATAAGTATAAACCTGTTGAAGCTTGGGATGCATTACCTAGAGAACCATCAAGCAAAGCTACTGTGTTTTCTTTAAAGCCAGACCAAAGAGAAAAAGGTAAGTTCATACTACCTGACAAAGCAGTTAAAAATTTAAATGTAGAAAAGTCAGCACTAAAAGTAGGTGATAAGTTTAACGGTAGGTTAGACATCCCTGCCTATAATCGCTTTGATACATGGATTGTAGCAGGTACATCTACTGCTGAAAAAGGTGTAACGCATTACGCTAAAGCTATTCACTACAAAGGTGTAGATGATAAGCCTGTAAGATTCTTAGCTTCTACTAAAAAGTCTGAAAAAATTGGTACAGGAGAAGAAGGTAAAACAGGTTACGCTACAGTATCAGGTGAAATAAAAGACCTAGATGTAGAAGCGATACGTGATAAAGCTGCTAAGCTTTTAGAAGACCCTGAGTGGACACAAGTAGGTTTTGACCCTCGCAGACAGGGTGGCTTCTACGTAAGATCAGGTGAAAATAAACACATACCTGTACGTGAAGCAAGTGAAGTAATACAAATAGGTCCACTTGTTTTAGCTAAGAATGCTAAACTTGATATGGAATATACAGGATACAATGAAGGTGGACTTGCAATGGACGATCAAATGGAAATGGTATTTAAGTCCTCAAGGGGCTATGCTCTAGGTGGTGCAGTAGAAGAGGTAGACCCTGTGTCAGGCAATGAAGTGCCTACAGGTTCATTACCAGAAGAAGTACGAGATGATATACCTGCTCGACTAAGTGAGGGTGAATATGTTGTACCTGCAGATGTAGTTCGTTACTACGGTGTTAAGTTCTTTGAAGACCTACGCAGTCAAGCTAAGATGGGTTTTGATACCATGGAAGCCAATGGTCGCATAGGTGGTGAGCCTATGGGCATGGAGATAGTAGAACCAGAAGATATGCAGTTTGATATGTCTGAGCTAGAGGTTGTTGATGATGGTGTGATGGGCTTTGATGAGGGTGGCTTTGTAGATGATGGTGGCGCTCTAGGCTTAGGCTCAGAAGGAATTGGACTAAGTGGCGGTGAAGCATCAACAGGCATAGAGACACGTGCTTATACAAATGATGCAGGTGATATTATCTATATTATGTTTATAGGTAACACACCCATGATGGCTATACCTGATGGTTACTATCCATTAGATGAAGCTAAGAAAGAAGAGCCTAAAGAAGAACCTAAACCAAAGTCTAGCGGTGGTGGTTCATCTACATCAGTAGAACCGCCAGACCCTATTGATTATAAGAGCTTGACTTTACAAGAGCTAACAGATATGGTAGAAGAACAGCAGGGCGTTACAGGTGATGTTGCTGCAGGTATCTTTGGCATAGTTAATCCTTTGTTGGGTGTAGCAGTTAAAGGTGCTATGTGGCATCAGGCGCAACAGATTGAGAATGAAATAAAGCGCAGGTCTACTCTAGACGGTCTTACGCCAGATGAAAGAGGTGCTTATACAGACTTACTAGAAATAATGGAAAAAGACAAACCTAGTTTAATAGAGCGTATATTTGGGAGTAAGGAAGAAGATAAACCTGTAGTAGACCCTGATGCTGTAGATGCTGCAGTTAAGGAAGCCTTGGAAGAGCCTGAGTATTCAGCAGAAGGTTGGGTAGACCCTGACACACGTGTAACACAGGACTTCCCACCTATACCACGTGAAACAGGGCCAAACGTTGCAGAAGCAGCAGAGATAGCAGCAGCAAATAAAAGCGCAGCAGAAACGTATGAGGCAGGGGGTACACAGCCGTTCTTACCTTTTGATCCCGACCCTACACCACCCACAACAGACTACAGTAACCCACAACTTTCTAACGAGATACAGGA